CGCCTGGGCTCAGGAGGCGTACGACCACCTGTCCCAGGGGTATCGCCGGGTCTGCGGGCTGAAGGAGGTCGAGGTGCCGGAGCTGTATCGCACCACGACCATTCAGCTCCTTCCCCTCTCGCCGCCCCCGGCGCCACCGGCCCAGCCCTACCTGGACTACTTCGAGCTGGACCCCGAGGCGTACCACATCGCCAGCCTCTTCAACCAGACCGAGGTGGTGCCGGTGATGGAGGAGCCCTCGGGGATGCTGGGCCGGAACCGCTACCTCGATGCCTCCGGCCAGCCCAGCCCGGGCTCCGTGACCTTCTTCATGGCAGACGGCAACAACGTCTACTTGCGGGCCACGCCGGCCCAGCCCACCACCCTCATCCTGCGCTACGGGGTCGAGGTGCCGCTGGTGGACAACTCGTTGACCAACCTTCACCCGATTACCCCCGACCATTACGATTGGGCCATCGTGCATGCTGCCGTCGCCAACTACTTCTCGGTCCACCCCGACGAGGGCAAACAGGCCACCCAGGACCAGGATGGCAAGACGACCACCCGCTACCAGCTGGCCGAGCAGCGGTTCGCCGACGTGGTGAAGCAGCCGAAGAGCGTCTATACCGAGGAGGCCAAGGCTTCCTTCTACCAGTGGCGGCTGGCCGGCTTCCGGCCGTTCCCGCGCACCCGGAGGGCACGGTGAGACTAGGGGATTTCCCAGCGGATGCGCGGCACCCCGCCCGATCCCTTAGGATCGCGCAGGTGCCGCAGCTTGACGCTGCTTTCGGCCCATCCCTTACGGGGCGCCAAGTCCTTCGCGCGCCGGAAGCCGGCGGCGCGGAGGCTGGCGCCCGTCTCGTCGGCCTGGGTGTAGGTAATGAGCTTTATGTACCCCATAGCCTTGGCGCAGCGCCAAGCAGCCCCGTAGAGGCAGCTGTTGGCGTTGGGGTGACCGTCCGTGCAAGTGCGGCAAACTTCGGCAACGAAGCCATCGTCAAGGGAGCTGGCAACCGGCCGACCCACAATAGCGACCCCGCGGAGCGTCCCCGCCTCGTCGGCGACCCCCAGGCAGAACTTCATGCCGCGCGGCGGTTTGTGGTGCCGGTGGTGAGCCTTCACGTAGGCGCAGGCGGCCCGGAAAGTAAGCGGCACGATTGTCAGGGCCATACCCTGAATCATATCACGCTGGTGGCATAAGCAAGGAGTCTCTCCATGGCCGCCCTGAGTACCACCCTCGCCAACGCCCTTCTCAACGGCACCCTGCGCAACGTCGCCTACACGCCCGTGGCGACGGTCTACGTTGCCCTCTATACCGTGGCTCCCACGGCAGCCGGCGGTGGTACCGAGGTGAGCGGCGGCAGCTACGCCCGCACCGCCGTGACCTTCAGCGCGGCGGCGTCGGGTGCGGTCACCAACTCGGGCACCGTGACCTTCCCGACCTCGACCGGTTCCTGGGGCACGGTCGTGGCCGCCGGCATCTTCGACGCTTCGACCTCGGGCAACCTCCTCTACTTCGGCAACCTGACCGCCAGCGTGGCCGTGGGCTCCGGCGTGGCGCCGAAACTGAATGCCGGTGCGGTCACGGTGTCGCTGTCATGAGGCTCACGGCCCCCATCCTGGCGCTGGCTCTCTCGCTGGGCAACGCGCCGCCCTGCGAGCGCGAGGCCCGGGCGCGGCTGGACCACTGCCTGGCGGTCTGCGCCTCGGGCGTGGCGCAGAGTATCTTCTGCCCCTTGGGCTGCTACGCCAGGGAGAGGGCGGCCCTCTTCGCTTGCCAGGTGGCGCCAACGTGGGCATCCAACTCCCGGTAGCCGACATCAGCCAGAGCAGTCCGGCCTGGTTCTCGACGGACGCCGGCAATGCCCTCTGGTCGGCCATCGCGAAGACGGCCCCGGACAGCTCCGGCCGCTTCATCCAGAGCACCCGCGCCAACCCCGTGGGGTGGGTCATCAACAATGCGGACTTCTTCACCGTGCAGATGGCGGCCGTCGCGCCCCCCGGGGTCGCGACCGGCCATTCCGTGGTGATCGAGGCGTGGACCTTGAATCCGGGCCTACAAACCGTCCAGCTTCAGGTGATCGATGGCAACACCTCGGCCGTCCTCTCGACCGGCACCATCACCGTGACGCAGACCCCGACGCTCTACACCTACGCCCTGCCGTCGTCGGACGTGAGCGGCAACTTCAACAACGGCTCCTACGCCAAGATCTACGTCACCGTCACCCGCAACGCCACGACCAATCCCCAGGACCTGTACGTGGACCTCCTGCAATTCGTCACGCCCAACCCGACCCTGGACCTCGGCAGCGTTACCATGAGCGCCGCCGGCTCCGTCGCCGGCCTCTTCGGCTACGAGGTGGCGGTGAGCACCACGATGGCGGGGACCTCCGGCCTCTCGGCCAGCGCGGCCGGGGGCAGCCCGCTCCTGGCCGCCGCCATGGCCGGAGGGTCTGGCCTGGCGGCGCTGCTCACCGTGGAGCAGGGGATGGCGGTGACGATGGCCGGGAACAGCGGGATGAGCCTGAGCCGGCCCTCGCTGTCGCCCCAGGCGCGGAGAGACTCCTTCTTCCCGGCGCCGCTGGGAAAGCTGGTCAGTCGGAGGGACCGATAGGTGCCCACCCCTCCGCTGGTCTACCCCGACCTCACCAAAGGCTGGGACCCCTTGGCGCCGCCACGCAGCCTGGCGCCGTCGCCCCAGGCCCAGGCGATCTACCGGAACGTCCTCAACATGGTGGGCCGTGACGGCCTCCTACAGGGCCGTCCGAAGCTCGCGAGCCTCCCCTCCACCGTCACCCAGCCCCCCATCGCCCCCGCGGCCCTGGGGGCCTTCCTGGCGCAGCACAAGGGGGAGATCCCGGTCTGGATCTACACCGCCGTCTCCCCCATCGGCGCCAGCGCCACCGGCAGCGCCGGGGCCTGCGCCACCGAGTACAACTACCCCGGCGGGGCCGAGACGACAATTATTGTCACCACGAAGGGGATCTACCTCTCCATCGACTCCTGCCAGACCTGGGCGAACGTGACCCCCACCTACGTGGTGGGGACCGTGGCGGTGACCAACGGCTCGGCCACGGTGACGGGGACCTCGACCCTCTGGTCCACCTACGGCATTAGCCCCTTGCAGTACATCACCATCGCCGGGGTGAGCTACCAGATCTGCACCGTTGCCTCGAACACGTCGCTCACTCTGGCGACCCCGTACGCCGGGTCCACGGCGTCGGGGCTCGCCTACACCATCGTGCGCACCTTCCCGGGGGGCACTACCCTCGAACGAGCCAGCCTGATCTTCGCCACCGTCTTCAACGAGACGCTCTACGTCGCCGGCACCTTCCTGGGCCGCGCGGACGGCCAGCCCAAGCCCTGCGTCATCAAGGTGTCGAACATCCTCTCGGGCTCGCCCACGACGGCCTACATCGTGAGCAACGGTCTCTTGCAGGCCACGCCCAGCATGGACGTGATCGCCGGCCACAGCGACATCTCGGGCCTTCAGCTGGCCCAGGACGGCCGGGTCGTCATCACCGGCGATGAGAACCTCATCTACTGGTCCTCGGACCTGGCCGATAACGTATGGTCCGTTTCGCCCGGCGGCTTCACCGAGGTGGTGCTCCACCCCGGGCCGATCCACGCCCTGGGGCGGCTCTTCAACAACCTCACCCTCCACTTCGAGGACGGCATCGTGGTGGGGGCGGCGCAGGCCACCGGCCCCACCGGCGACGGCAGCCCGCCCTTCGCCTTCCAGGACACCTCGGCGGACGTGGGGTGCTTCTGCCCCCGGACCCTCAAGCACGGCGGGGGCGGCTTCGAGGGCTGCGAGCGCTTCGTGGGCGCGGACGGGTCGGTCTACGAGTTCAACGGCTACATGAGCCGGGAGATCGGCCGGCAGATCCGCAAGGTATTCCAGAACGTGGACCGCCAGGCCATGCGCTCCCACCTCCACGCCGCCTTCGACACCTTCCGCGGCGGGGAATACGTGCTGCTCTTCGAGCAGGCCCCGATCACCCTCGGCTGGCGCTACCAGGTGGAGTATCAGCGCTGGTGGCCGGCGCAGCTGCCCTGTCCCATCGGTGCCATGTCCGACCGCGACGACCGGGCGCTCTCCCGCCAGAACAGCCAGCAGCTGGTGGGGGTGGCCTCGCTCGACCAGGGTGACGGCAGCGCCAGGAACGTCCTGTGGGGGTACTCCGAGGCCCTCTTCACCGACGCCATCGCACCCTTTGTCGGGGCGACCGTGGGGACCTACCTCATCGAGACGGACGACCTCGATTGGGGGGCGGCCCTCAACTACAAATTCATCCGCCGGGTGATCGTCTGGTTCCGGGGGCTGACGGCCGACACCGAGCAGATCCTGGTCCAGCTCTCCCGCGATGGCGGCCAGACCTGGCAGGCGCCGGTCGTGGAGACGGTGCAGCAAGTGGTGGGCGGCGAGCAGCCGGTGGCCTTCGACTTCGCCGAGTGGGACTGGCTGAGCCAGGCAACGGCCAACGCCAACCAGCAGCTCTACGCCTATCCCGGCCTCACCGGGCACATCCTGCGGGTGCGGGTGAGCACGGTGGCCGATGGGACGCTCAAGAGTGCCCTGACCCGTCTTCAGATCGAGGGCGAGGTATCGGGCAGCTTGGAGACGATCAACCTATGATCCGAAGCCGTTCCAGCCGAAGGCCCGGAGGTCTTCTTCCGTCCACGGAGGCCAGCTTTCGGGGAGGCGCTCGAATCGGCGGGCCTCGCGGATGCGGTCATTGTGCCTCCGTGTGTGATACCGCATTGCTTCCCGTTGTTTCTTGCCGTTCTTCATTCCAGAATCATATCATGGTGGCGTGATGGCCGTCCAGTCACCAGACTTCTACCCCCGCTGGGCGCTCGGCTCGCTACCCGAGGACCCCGCCGAGTTCCAGCGCATCCTCGCCGGCCGGCTCCACGCCCTGGAAGGCTGGGTCAAGGCGGCCCACGCCCGGATCAACTTCACCCAGCCCTTCATTCTGCCGACCAACAGCACTGGCACCGCCAGCGGCTACAGCGGCACCTCGCTTCTCGCCTCTGCCCTCAATCCGGCCGCTGCCGGCATCCAGGACATCGGCATTCAGCTCTCCTTCACCTCAGCCATCCGCGCCCAGGCCCTGGTGCTGCTCACCCTGGACGTGGCGGCCACGGCGGCCGGCACGATCCAGGGTCGCATCTCGGTCAACGGGGCGGCAGACATGGCCGGTGGCCCGCTCGTGATGCTTGACTCGACCGACGAGCGCATCGTCACCACGGCCCCCTATTCCATCCAGCTCGCCGCCGCCACCCCCTACGTCATCAAGGGCCGGGTCAACGTCCTCTCGGGGACGTGGATTGTGAACACCCAGACCCGCATCGCCCTCATCGGCGTGCCCCTCTCCTACACCCTGCCATGAGGCTGGTCGAAGAGAAGGACCCCCCCACTGCCGTGCGCTACCTCACCGCGCTGCGGGCCGGCTTGGAGGCCATCCTATGCAGGGGCGAGGAAGAGGGGTACACTGTTGGGTGGGTGCTTCAGGAGGTGCTGAGTGGCCGACTCCGGTTCTATCACGTCGTCGAGGGCTCCGAGCCGAAGGGTTTTGTACTTGCTCTTGTGGACGCCAGGCGACCTCGAAGGCCGTGTTTCTACGTATGGGGAATCGCCGTGGATTCCTGTCGCTGGCACGAGCAAATGGCTGAAGAAATTGAGCGCATCGCTCGCGAGACCGGCTGTGCGGCTGTAGCGGCGCGCTCCCCGCGCCCCGGCTGGGCGCGGTGGGCGCGCAAGCTGGGCTGGCAGCCGGGGGCGGTGGAGTACACGAAGGAGCTGGCATGAGGAGCTGGACGGGGAAGGATTCGAACCTTCAAGCGACTGCCAGTCAGGTGCCTCGCGGATTCGTCGCCCTCCCCGAGGCCCGCAGGCGGTTGCCGGAGAGGGCTTGCGCCGTCCGGTCCGACTACGGGGTTTGGCTGCGTTTGCCGTTCCGCCACCCGTCCACTGGAAATCATATCACGATGAGCGCATAAGTCAATGGCCGGCACTCCAAGCACCACCGTACCCTCGCAAGGCGCTGGCGTCCAGGCGCCAGGCTACGGCTTCAGCAGAGACTTCTTCAACTCCCTCATGGGAGTTTCGCAAAACCCCTTTCCCGTCTACCAGGGCCAGATCGACCCGGGCCTCTCCCCGACCCTACAGAACATCATCCAGCAGGCCCAGGGGATGAGCCAGCAGGGCGCCCCTTCGATCTTCCAGGGCATCCAGGGAAGCCTGGGTTCCTTCCTCAACCCGCAGTTCCAGAACCCCAACCTGCGTATCCCGCAAGGGTACTCGGACTACTTCAACATGAATCCCCAGCAGCAGCTCTTCGGCGGCGGTCAGCTGGGGGCGCAGGGGTTCTCCGGGCCGGTGGGGATGCCCGGTCCAGCCGGTCCCTCGATGGACCCCAACCAGCCCTTCTCGAACGTCTCCAACATGGGCAGCAGCAATGGCCAGCCCTCGACCGGCAACGCCCCCTCGGCCTGGGGCAGCTCGCCGGTGGACATGAGCGGCCGCGCGCCGCTCACCCCTTCGGTGGGCAGCAGCGGCGCAGCGGGCGGCGAGGGCAATATGGGCGCCCCCCACATTGACCCCACCACGGGCACGATGGCATCGCAGGCCAGCGCGGCAACGGCTCCCCAGGGTGCGTGGCCGAGCGGCTATACGCCGCCGGCCCCCGGCTCGGCGCCCACCAGTTGGGACGGCAGCGGCCCAGGTGGCTGGACCGCTGCGGACGGTGCTGCCTACACCAAGAGCCTGCTGGGGGCCTACGCGCCGGGCGGCAGCGCCGGCTTCGGCACCGGCGGCGGCAACGCCGTCCTCGACAAGTACGGCCTCGCCGACCCGACCCAGGCGTCGGGGGTGCAGACCGCCTGGAACATGGGAGCGGGCGCCAACCGGGGCCAGACCCGCATCGACCCAGCCACAGGACAAGCGCAAATAATGATGGGGACAGGGGGCGGTGGGGAGTCCTACTCTTGGCAACCCTTCGACCCTTCTAACTATGGAATGGTCCAGAACGCTGAAATGTACCAGCGCTACGGAAACAACTGGACCTCCGGCGGCGCGGCCGGGCAGTACGCCGGCCACACCGCCTTGCAGCCGGGACAGAACCAGCAGCAGACGTATGACGCGTATTACTCCGCACACTGAGGAGCGGAACCATGGACCCAAACCAGAATCTCGGCTACTCGGCAGGCGGCGCCACGATGGGTGCGCCGCAGTCCTTCGCCGCTCCGGCCCCCATGGGCCAGCAGACGCAGTTCCAGGGAGCTAATCCTTTCCTGGCGGCGGTGGGGGCGGCCAAGAGCCCGTCGATCACCGGCGGCATCACGGCGCCGCCGGCCAACGGCCCCCCCGCGACGGGCGCGAGCGGCTGGGGCGGCAGCGGCGGCTGGACCCCTCCCGCGGGTGGTGTGAGCAGCAGCGGGGGCGCCACGCCGGCCCCCAGCTGGCGCCCGCAGCCGGTGGGCGGCGGCATGCAGACCGGGATGCCGGCCCCCATGCAGATGGGGCCGTTAGGTCCAATGATCCACGACGGCCAGCAGTGGCAGCACTACAACCCGGCCGACCCCGCCCACGTCTCGGCGGCCTACGGCGGCCAGATCCCGCCCAACCATCCGGTCCTCGGCGGCGTACCAGGCGGCGCTCGTTGGCCGGGTAGCGGCCCTGGGCCGGATCAGCCCTTCCCCGGTCAAGCAACCGGCCCGGGCAGCCAGCACACCTGGCCAGTCAATCTCGGCCCGATCCCCACCACGGGCGGTCAGCCGCCGGTCTGGAAGGGCAACCCCGGCGCGCAGCCGACCGGCCTCAGCCCACACCAGCAGTACGAGCAATGGGTCCAGGGTGGCCGGCAGGGCGCCAGCGGCGCCAACCTTCCGAGTGCCGGCCAGGCCCCGGCCCACCCCGGCGGCTTCAATCCTCGCTTCCCTGGCGGCGGTATCGGTGCCAACCCGCCGGACTTCCGGCCACCGGCCACGCTCCCCTTCCAGCCGGGCGGCCCTATCTCCGACATGCCAACGGGCCAGGGAATCTACGGCTAGGAGAACGACGATGCCCCCAGGATGGACCCCAAAGGATGAGCGACAGAAGCTCCACGTGGAAGCGTCCGAGAAGAGTCTCGGCCGCTCCACGAAGAAGGCTCGACAGATCGGCTTCGCCACCGTGAACAAGGAGCGGACCCGGCAGGGCCGCACCAAGGCCGCGAGGGGCAAGAGGAACTAGGTGCCGGATTCGGGACAAGATCCCAGCCAGCCCGGTGGCATCGTCGATGCCAGTGGCGGCGGCCTTGACCCGGGCGCCTGGATGGCCCTGAGTCAGGGCGGCCACTTCCCCGGCGATACGCAGAACTACCTCGGCTACCTGGGCTCGACCGGCGGCCAGCCGCAGCAGATGGCCCAGGGTGGTGGCGGCAGGGCCGCGCCTGGCATCCTGGGGGTCATCCTCTCGCTCCTGGGCGTCCCCTTCGGTGGCCTCCTCGGCGGCGCGGCCGGCAATGCCCTGGGCAAGTACTCGACCCCCGGCCAACCCCCCACCGACCCCGCGGCCGGTGGCCCGCAGAGCTTCTGGTCCGGCCCCGGCGCCGCCTACGGTCCTCCGGGCTCGACCATCGGCGGCCTCGGGGACATCGGCAACCGCACCCCAGCAGACGGCACGGACGCCCCCCTCGGCAACGGCCCCGGCGCCTCCGGCCCCGCCAGCACCCCGAGCGGCCACCGGCACGGCGGCGGAGGCGGCGGTGGTGGCACCTACGTCTTCCACCCCTATGGCGGTTTGCAGGGCCAGGGGTCCTTCGTCGCCTGGAACCCCAAGTACCCCGGCGAGCCGGCCGGCGGCGCCACCTTCACCGGCGGCAGCGGCAGCTCGGACCGTCCCGCGCCGGCCCCGGCGCCCGGGCCGCCCGCGAGAGGCGGCCACGGGGCGCCTGGTGGAGGGGGTGCCAACCCGCCTGGCGGCGGTTCTACGGGCCGACCGGGAGGTGGGCAGGGGGGAAGGCCGGGTGGTAAGCCCCCGGCCCCTCAGCCGGCCGCTGGCGGGGCAGGCCCTCAGAAGCCGCCGGGAGCGAACGCCCCGAACGCCGCCAACGTGGACTATCATGGAGTGGACACGTCGAACGTGGACCGAGGCGCGCCGGGCTGGATGCCAGACCCGACGACCGGCATCCAGGACACCGCTGGCCTGCCGTTGCCGACACTCCCGGCGCCGAAGCCGGGCGAGAGCTACCAGGACTACATGACCCAGCTCCACGATGCAGGCTTCAGCTCCGACGCCATCGCCTCGGTGATGGGCGCCCACGGCTTCCAGCCTGGCGCTCCGGGCGGGACCTACCAGGCCCCGGCAGCCGGGGGCGGCCCACTGGTCCAGCCCGACCAGCCAGGCGGCTGGAATTGGGGGACCGGCCCCGTCGTCTCGACCAACCCCGGGGGCGGCGGCTACGCCTTCGCCAACCAGGTGAACAGCCCAGGCCTCGGCAGCGACGCCGGCCCCAACGCCGCGGACATGATCCGCAGCGGGGGCGGGGGTGGTGGTATCAGGAACCTGCTGGACACGATCCTGGGGGTAGCGCTCTGATGCTACTTTCTCGGGGGCGCCGCCGCCATGTCGTAGTACCAGCGGGCGTCCGGTGCCAGAGCGGCATCGGCATCAGAGGCTTCGCAGCTGTCCAGTACCTCGCGCACGCGGCGCTTGATGCCGCGCAGCCGCTCGACACTCTGGACGAGGCGGCCGATGTTGGCCTGAGCGTCCGCAAGCTCCGCGCGCGCCGTGCGCAGCTCGGCCTCGGTGGCGCCAAGGCCCTTGCGCGCGCCCACGCAGGAATCTTCCCAGCTCTGCCGGGATTCCTCGCAACGTCGCAGCGCCTCGAGCGCCTGCCGGCGCCACGTGTCGCGGCTGCGCTCGGCGTCGCGGGCAGCGTCAAGCTGGCGGTGTACCTCCGACAACTCCTCGAGCTTGCCGCGCAGCGACGCGCGGGCCGCGTCGAGTTCACGCTGGGCGGTGTCAAGTTGGCTGGCGGGTACCCATGGGCCGCACGCACCGGGCTCCGGTGGCAGCGCCGGCACGTCGGCGAAGCGCACCCACTCGCCGGTGCCGTGGACCCGCATTTCGACCTTGGCTACGGGCGTGGGGCCGGTCGTGTGATCGGTGATAAGAACGATGTGGTACCTGTCCATGGCTCTCGTCTCCTTTCCCTAAATCATATCACGGTGGCGGCATAATGTTCAACCAGATGGGCAACACCCCACAGCGGCGCCAGCAGCCCATCCAGTCGGCCGGCGGTCCGGGCGGCCCTCCGGCCACGCCCATCGGCCCCGCGCCGTCCGGCCAGCACCCGACCAATCCGGCCGCCGGCCTCAGCCCGCACCAGCAGTACGCCGCTTGGGTGGCCGCCGGCCGACACGGCGCCAGCGGCAAGAACGTCCAGCAGCCGCCCCCGGGTCCAGGCCCCGCGCCTGGCCCGGGTGGCGGTCCCCCTTCAGGGAGCGCACCGGCCCCTGGTCCTGCGCCGCCCGGCACCCCGGCGTCTCCCGCCGGCCCGGGAGGGCCAGGGGCCGGCAGCGGCCTGGCCCCCAACGCCAACCCCTTCGTCGGCAGCCAGACCGCGCCCGGGGGCTTCAACCCCTTCGCGCCGCTGCCGCGCGGCGGGCCGCCGCAGGAGCCGGGCGGGATGCCCGGGACCTACGCTTACAACGACCCCTTCAATGCGCTGCTCTCCTCCATCCCGACGATGGACGAGAACGCCAAGCGCCAGATCAGCGGCGCCATGTCCTCGGCCGGCCTGACCGGCAACCGCTTCGGGTCCTACGCGCAGAACGTGGCCGGCCAGATCGGCGGGGAGACGGCGCTGCAAGAGAACCAGGCCCTCCTACAGGCCCAGCAGCAGCAGGCCCTGGCCGAGCAGGGACAGGCCCTCACCGCCGCCGGCACCGGCGTCGGCGCGGGCAGCGCCATGGACCAGATTCTGACCTCGCACCTGATGAACCCCTTCGCCATCGGCCAGTACGAGCAGGGGCGTCAGGACACCTTCGCCAACACCCGCTACCAGGACTTCAACCAGAACAAGTTGGGCTGGTTCCCTTACCTCTTGCAGGGGGCCATGCAGCCGGGCGGCCAGAGCTACCCCGGGCCAGTGGAGTACCGTTCGACCGGCAGCCAGCCGGGCGGCCTCGATTGGGCCTCGGCCCTCCTGCCGGGGCTGGTCGGGCTGGGCTCGGCTACCGGGCTCTTCAGCGGTCTGGGCAACCTCTTCGGTGGCGGTGGACCGGCGGCGTCCGGCCCAAGTCAGAGCCCGGGCGCCACGACCGACCCGGGAGTAGGGGGGTAGGTGTACGGAGCCTTCGGCGCGGGCGGTCAGGACCCGGACTATCGGCGGGAGTCCGTCTACCGCTTCGGCAATGCCTTGCAGCAGGTGGCCCAGGAGATCCAGGGCTACCAGGACCGCAAGCAGCTCCTGGCCCTCTCCGAGGCCCAGCGCTTCTTCCGCGACGTGCAGGTGGACCCTACCCTCGCGAACACCTGGGGGCCGGACATCAGCCGGCGCCTGGGCGGCCAGTTCCCGGAGATCCCCTACCTGGTACAGGCCGCGCAGCAGCGCCAGCAGCAGGCCGGCGCCATCCAGGGGGGCTGGCAGAAGTATCTGGCGGCGCTCGACACCGCCAAGGGCCACCTCAGCGCCCTGCAAGGAGCGGCCGACCAACAGCCCGACCAGCTCACCATCCCCGCCCAGCTCCCGCCGGGCTGGCCCGGTGAGGCCCAGGGACCGCCGCAGACCGTGCCCAACCCAGCCAAGCAACCGCTGCTCCAAGCCATCCAGGCGGCGCAGTCCGTGGGCCTGCCCCGCACGGCGATGAACAGCCTCTCGGCCCAGGACGAAGCCTACGCCCGCCTCTACGCCGACAGCGTGGACCCGAAGAAGACGGGCCTAGCCTCGATGCTGCCACCGCCGGTTCAGGGCTTCGATATCCGCAAGGCCGGCAGCGGCCCCGCCGGCAAGGTGCAGATCTTCGCTGCCCTGAATGGCCTCGACCCCACCACCATGAATCTGTGGAAGCCCGAACAGCAGCAGGCGGTCCGGCAGTTCCTGGACCTCGACCCGACCGGGGCCGAGACGTGGAAGCTGGGGACGCAGTTCCAGAACAGCAAAAGCCTGGAAGCGACCCGCCATCAGCACCAGATCGACAGCGAGATCCTCCACAACCGGGACGCCATGGGGCGGATCTACCAGTCCCACGCTCTTCTCGGCGCCCAGGAGGACATCAACTTCAAGCGCAAGGTCCAGCTCCTCGACCAGCAGGGGAAGCTCTTCGGCAACAACACCGGCGACCCCCTCATGGCCGCGCAGTCGGCGGCGACACTCAACCAGAAGCAATGGGAGCAGCAGTTCGGGGACGCCAAGAAGGCCAACCCCAACGACGTGCCGGGCTTGACCGCACTCCTGAAGCAGCGGCCCGGCGCCCTACCCCCAGGGGCCGCCCCCTCCATCGCCGACGCGATCACCGCCGAGGTAGGCATGGGCCTGCTCAACCCGGCCCAGGCCGCCAGTGAGGCGCAGAAGCGGGCGCTGGGCGTCCAGCAGATCATGTCCACCATGCCCTCGAAGATGCAGGGCAACATGGGGGACCAGGCCGTCGCCGGGGCCATCGCCGCCGGCCACCGCCGCATCCTGGCGCAGTGGATCGGGGCGCAGTCGGACCCCTCGGTGTACCAGGACCGCTACCTGAAGGCCACCCAGGCCTACGACGGCGCGCTCAAACAGGGCGCCAACCCGATGGCCGCTCTTCAGGCGGCCTCGGGCCTGGCGCTGCCCTCGCCCCAGGTGCGCCAGCAAGTCCGGGACTACCTACGTCGGGCAGGCCCCAGCGCCCAGGGTGGCAGCATGGGCCTTCAGGTGGCGCCGCAGCCCATCGTCTCGCCCGCCACCGAGGAGTCTGCGGCGCCGGCCGAGGAGCCGCCGGAGGAGTAGGTGCTACGCCTTCTTCAGCATGAAGCCAGGCAACTCGCCGCGCTCCTTCCGCCCTGCCGCCACCCGCTTGGCCGTCCGCGACCGGCTCTGCTTCGTGAGGCCCTCTCGCTGCCGAGCGATCACGGCGGCGACCTTTGCCGGGATGGCGAGGCGGACCATCCCCTCGGGGCCTCCGACCTCCAAGAAGATGGTGTCCCCGCGCTTGTCCTGCCGGTAGGTCTGGACGATGTAGGTGCGACTGCCGCCGACGCCGAGGTTGCCCACGCTGCGGATGGTAGCGGGGCGGGTGTGCACCACGTCGGGAAGGCCATCGAGGCTGCCAAGCAAACGGTCGTACGAGTCGGGCATCTGATCGGACATGAGTGTCCTCCTTTCAACTGCCGAGTATATCATAGGCTTTGACATAAGTCAATGCCCGATTTCCCGGCACTGCCCTCCTACCTGACCGGCGACGGCTCGGCGCCCGCGCCACCGTCCCAGCCGACCGGCCTTCCCCTGCTGCCCTCCTACCTCCGGGGCCCGCAGCCGCCCCCGGCGCAGACTGCCTCGGCCAGCACCAGCCAGGACCCCAACGCGGACCAGCTGATGCAGCTCGCCAAGGCCCACGGACGGCCCGTGGCCGCTGACCAAGGGCGCCCGATGGACCTGGCCCCCATGCGGCCCAAGGGCTCGGCCGGTCCCCGCGTCCAGCCCGAGGCGCCCCCGGACGCCGGCTGGTGGACCGCCGCCAAGGGGGCGGCCTCCAAAGCCTTCGGCGCGCCGCTGGCCGGCGGAGCCGAGATGGCGCGGGACCTGGCCGAGCAGCACCCCATCCTCGCCAACCTCCTCCTCGGCCCCGCCGGCAAGGAGGCGGCGCTACAGGTACCGCAGGGTCTGACTCACGAGCTGGGCAGCCTCGCCGAGCAGCAGCGCCAGGCATTCCTGGCCGCGCACCCCGGGACCGGGGGTGCGGCGGCCGAGTACGCCACCGAACTGGGGGTGAACCTCCTGCCCCTGGTGGCTGGCTCGTTGCCCGCTATCCGCGCGATGGCAACCACCGCCAACCCCACCGTGGCGAGCGCCCTCCGCGGCGCGGCAGTGGGCGGTCCGATCGGCGCCGCTATCGGCGCTCCCATGGGCTACGCCGCCAGCTATGGCGCGCCGACCGGCGATCGATTGAGGGCGGCCGGTGAGACTGGGCTCTTCATGGGCGGCCTCGGCGCCCTCGGTGGCCTCGCCGCGCGGCCGCCGACCCTCCCCTCCTACCTCACCGGCGAGCATCCCCTCCCGGATGGGGGAGCCTTCCGATTGCCCCGGGAAGCCCCCCAGGAGGTCCCAGGAGCCACGATCTCTCCCGGTGGTGGCCCTACCCCTACGCCGGCCGAGGTCGCGCCCCAGGGCGGCGTCCAGGGCATGGTACGCGTGGACGCCGCCCGCTCCGGCCTTGGGGATGAGACGGTGGCGGCGATGCAGCAGGCCGCCCACCAAGCGCTCAACCGCGCGGCGCCCGGCCGCGCCGCCCTTCACGACGACGGCAGCGTGACGCTGGCCGCCGACAACGAGGCCCACCTCCACGACACGATGGCCCAGGCCCAGCAGGAGCTGGCGGCGCGGCCCCTGGCCGCCACCCTTCCCGATGGGTCGGTCGTCCACATCCCGATCAGGGTGACCTATGGCCTTCAGGATCTTCCCGCAGCAACCGATGCCCTTGCAAACCGAGTTCTCCCAGCCGAAGCTGCTGCCGCTACGGCTGGTGGGGCACGTCCCGGGGGTGGGGCCGGTGCCGGTGGAGCACCTGGCCTCGCACTTCCCGGCGGGGACGAGCTTCCACGTCCACGGCTTGCAGAAGCCCCCGGGGATGCCTGGGTTGCCCAAGCCGGCGGCGTCCCCCTCCCCGGCCAAGCTCTCGGTCAAGCCGCTGCCGGAGCCGCAGAGCTTCAAGCCGCAGGCCATGGCGCCCAAGGAACCGGCGCTGCCGGAGCCGAAGCTGCCCAACTTGAAGGCCGACCTGGTGCCGAAGGCCCCGCTGCCCCAGGGGCCGAAGCCGCTGCCCCACCGCCGCACGGGGGCGGTCCTGCGGGGCAAGCTCTAGCGCAGCTGCAATCCGGCGAGGCCGGCTTCGTCAAGAACCCCATGGCGCCGACCCCCGCCGAGCGGGGTTGGCGCCAGTACTACCCCATGCGCCGGTCCTTCGTCTGGCAGGAGAACGCCGACCGCCTGGCGGCCCAGCTGCACGAGACGGACCTGATGAAGCAGTTCCCGGACCCCAACCTGCGCCGGGCGATGTCTCTGGCCGTTGAACGCAATGATCCGATGCAGGCCCCGGCCGAGCAGTTCGTCCGCGAGCACCCCCAGGGGGGCGAGGCGGCCCTGGCCGAGATCGAGCGCCAGCGCCAGCAGGGGCGGCTCAACATGAAGGGCCTGCGAGACCTGGGCTTCGTGCCCAAGGACACCCCGGATGTGCAGGACTACATCCGTCACCAGTGGGACCCGGTGCCCGGCGCGCCGCAGAAGCCCTACGCCCCAGGCAGGGCCTACGAGAGTCCACTGACCAGCGTGCTGCAAGAGCGGGAGTTCCCCACCCTGGGGACCGGCATCCGCGCCGGCCGCACCCCCACGACCCTGGACTACGCCACCATGGTTCGGAACGGCGACCAGGAATTCTCCCACACCTTAGCACTCCATCGACTGATGCAAGACGTGTCGGAGATCCGCTTCATGGGGGACGGGAAGCCGGCCTACCTGCGGGCGACCAGCAAGGACCCGGCCTACCTTCAGGCCCTGGGCCAGGACGGCTACAAGGACGTGAGCGGTATCCCCCTCCTCAACCGGGCCATCCCCGGCGAGGGGACACTCCACATGCACGGGAACCTGTGGGACAACCTCTCGCCCATCCTGCGCGACAGCCCCTCGACACCCATCGGCCGGGCGATGGACACCGCCCTGGGCACGGCCAAGCAGATGCTCCTCGGCTTCAGCTTCTTCCACCCAGCGGAGCTGACCATCCAGAATGCCCTGCAACGGGGTGTGACGCCGGCCCTGTGGGAGGGCCTGAAGCGGGGCTTCGGGGTGCCGGGCTTGAATCAGCTGACGCAGAGGATGGGGTGGGGGAACCTCGAGCGCGAGACGTGGATGCAGGCCGCCAAGGAGGGGGTGAACTACACCTCCCCCGAGACGGACACCAACATGATCCAGGCGCAGAAAACGCTCGCCGGCCTAGCCCGGCGCATGGGCGCCACCGAGGACACCGCCGCGGGTAAGGTGGTGGGGGTGGCGGGCAAGGTGCTCGCCTCCCCCCACGAGGCGATGTTCCCCGGCTACATGGCGCCGCTCAAGGTGACGGTGCAGACGATCAACCGGGACAAGCTCCTGCGCCTGAGGAACGGCGATGACTTTGCCATGGGGGCGCTGGGCTACCTCAACCGCAACAAAATCCGCGCCCTCTCGGACGACGACGCCATTGCCGGGGTGACCAACAACACCAACAACGCCTTCGGTGGGCAGTCCACCCGCCTCTTCGTCAACCGCTTGGCCTCGGACCCGATGGCACAGAAGGTGCTCTCCCGGATGTTCCTGGCCCCGGACTGGTTTACCTCGGGCAGCAAGCTGATGGCCGAGCCCCTCTCCCCCAACCCCGTCACCCGGACCCTGGGGATGCAGATGTACGGGCGGTTGGCCCTTCAGACCTTCGTGGGCTTGAACCTCGCCAACTACGCCCTCACCCGGGCCTTCAGCCCCACCGGCCGCGGCCACTTCATGATCGACAACGAGCCCGGCAAGGAGACGCAGCTTCAGATTGCCCCCAACGAGTACATGAACGTCATGAAGCTGCAACGGGAGCTGCCCGACACGGTAGGCAAGGAGCGTGTGTCGAACGCCATCGGGGCGTTCGCACACGCGGGGCCGCAGGGGGCGGCGCTGGAATGGCTGCGCCAGCCCCGCGGCCCCTGGCCCGGCGCCGACGAGCCCGTCGCCACCTCCCACTTCCGGGCAACCGACCCCAGCTGGCGGGAGACGCCGGTGCTCTCGACTATCGGCAACAAAGTCAATCCGCTGCCCAACGCGGCCTTCGGGGAGCTGTCGGGCCACTACCTCTCGGGCTACCCGACCGACCTCACCAAGGCCCAGGAGAAGGCCCAGCAGCGGGGCACGACGGAGATGCCGCAGACCGAGGCGCAGTACCGGCTGCACACCGCAGCCCGGCCCTTCATGCCGATCCCCGGCAGCAAGCTGGCCGACACCGACCAGCCGCTGACCGGCGGGGAGGTGGCGAAGCAGCTGATGGTCCCCTTCCAGCTGAGCAAGGGACTCTCCTCCTACACCGCCGTGCCGCAGCTCGCCGACGCCTTCCGGCGCGGCGACCAGCAGACCGTGAGCGAGATTACGGCTATACTGAGAAGCCACATCGACCCGCGCGACCCGAAGGCGGCGGCCCTGGGAGAGATGAAATTGCAGAAGACACTCGCCTTCGCCCGCGCCCAGGCCCACCGCTACCCCGCGCCGCTGACAGCCAGCGGCAAACCCGAGGCCCCGGCCGGTACGCCGTGGCTCTCCCCGCCCTAGCTCGCCGATGGACTACCTTTCCGTCGCTGCCTCAGCCCTCTCCGGCGTGATCGTCCTCGGAGCCGGGGCGGCTCTACGCACCTGGTACCAGAGCAAGCGCAACGGTGAGGCTCTGGACGAGGCGAAGGAACAAACGCGGGAAACACTTGCCGCCCAGGACAAGGTTCTCGCGAAGCTCAGCGACACGATTGAGGACTTCCGCGACCATGGGTCCGGTCCTGCCCGGCAGATCCAGGCACGACTTGAGCAGTTCGAGGCGTGGCGGGTGACACAGGACGTTCTTTCCCGAAGCCACGGCGAGAAGATCGCTGTCCTGGAAAGTAGGTACACCGACCTCGCCACGCAAATGTCTCGCTACCACACCGACACTATGAACAGCATTGAGCGTTTGCGGGCAAACGTGGCTGCGGCCATAGGGGACCGCCGCCTACGGGAACCGACCCCCGCACCGGAACCCTGAAGACACGAGCCGCCCGCGGTGCTCTGCGGGCGGCTCGTGTCGCTTGATGGGTGGATCGCCGAAACGGTTGTTTCTCTGATCGCGCGTGTGGCATCACCTCCTTTCGAGCTTACGGAGCGGCCGGCGCGGGGGCCGGGGGCGTCGCAGCCGCCAGACCATCGGCCAGGGCCGTGGTCTGCGCCACGATGTCGGCCTGGATGCTGGCGGCCTCGGCCGCGTCGCCCGCCTGGGCGGCGGCGACGGCTGCCGCGACGGCGGCCGGCAGGCCCTTCAGCAGGGCCACGGCCTGGCCGATGAGGGTGTCTTCCTTGGCCAGGGCGGCCTTGATGTCGTCGAGAGCTTGGCTCATGTTTTCTCCTTGCCTGAGTGCTTGCCGCAGGAGACGGAGCGTCTCCGGGTCGGCGTCGTGGTGGATGTGCAGGTGCAGCATGTCGTCGAAGGTGCTCACGGATGGGGCGGTGCCGGCGGCGGGGCCTTGGCGACCGGCACCGGGCTGACCTGGTGCAGCAGCGAAAGGTCGACGGGCTTGCCGGCCAGAGCGGCTTCCTCGTCGATGGCGGCCTGGATGGCGGCGAAGAACATCTGGCCCTGCAAGTACTGCGACTCGGCAAGGTTGTAGTCCCTGATGGCGGTGCCGATCAGGGCCTCGGCGAAGGGGTTGCCGGCGGCTAGGTCACGCGCCGTCTCCAAGGCTACCTGGGCCTTCATCAGATCCACGAAGGAGTGCTGGTTGACGGCGCCGAACACCGTCTGAAGGGTGGTGCTCTCGGCCTGGGCGTGGGCGCTCTGCACGGCCCCGCCGACCGACCGACAGCCAGCGACGAGCACGAATGCTGCGGCGAGGACCAGTCCTATGGCTGGCCGCAGCCGCCAGATCATGACCCGGATGCGATGGAGGACTCCCATCACTTGGCTCCGATGGCGGCCGCCAGCGTGCCGAGGGCCGCATTGATCTGCGCGGTGGCCTTCTGGAACGGGGCGGAGGCGATGGCGGCGTTGGCGCCGGCCGGCGGCGCGCCGGCTTCGGTCGCGGCGATGGTGGGCCGCAGCACCTGGTCCACCCAATCGTTGCACGCCGACATGTCCGACACGTCCGTCTCGTGGACCTGGTAGTTGAGCGGCAGGCCGAGGGCCGCGATGACGGCGGCGGAGAGGGGCAGCGGGATGTTGTGCTCGTTGAGCCAGCCCTCGTTGGCGTGGGCCGCGTCGGGGGTGGAGTTGCCCACCACGAAGGCGAAGCCGGCGCCGTAGCGGGCGGTGCGGACGGCGTTGTTGGCGTCGGGGGTGGCGGTGAAAGACAGGACCCCTCCTGCCGGGTTGAACTTGCCGGTCAGCACCCCACCCCCGAGCGCGGGATAGCGCTCGCAGTAGGTGACGGTCTTGCCGGAGCCGACGATGCAGTCGGCGATGCTCAGATTTGCCATGCGTTTTCTCTCCTTGCAGTGTGTGCCTCAGCAGTATAGCCGAGCGCACAGGAATTCCCTAGTATCTTAGCTTTTGCGCTCATCCTCTAGTGCGAGTAGTCGCTCCTCCACGGCCTCAATGAGGCACTCGACCTGTCGGGAAGTGATCGCCGCCCCCTTCGCCACCAAGCGCCGCAGCACAGCGGACCGAAGGTCGCCTCTCACGGGGGGGCGGGCGGCGCTCGTCTGGAACTATTCTCATTTCAGCCTCCTTGCTTGCGGGCGAGCCGCAGCTCAGCCTGCTGTTTGATCCATTCTTTCGTGCGCTGGCCTTCGAGGTTTGCCATGGTACTCAGGATCTGGCGCTCCCGCCAGGCGGCGATCTCGTCGGCCCTAGCCCGCTGCTCCTCTTGAGTGAGGATTGGGCAGCGGCCAGAGCACAGGGCCATCTGGCGGGCGGTGGGCCAGTGTGGGTTGGGGCGCCAGTGGAAGCCGCCGCGGCAGTACTCGGGACCTGGCAGCTCGCAGCTCATTCCGCACCCGGCTTCGGGCCGGCCTGCCAACCGCCGACGCAGGGCCGCATTTCTGCGTGACGAGCAAGGTACGCCTCGGCGAGCGCTTCGTGGCGGCGGGTCCTGGCACGGTGGACGTGCTTCCTGCGGAGTCTGCGGCACGGCTCCCCTGCCACGGCGTTGCAGTGGGGGCACCACACCGAGCGCGGGTTGTCGTCCGTCACGGCAGATACCCCTCGAACGCCGCCAGCTTGCTCGGCAAGTCCACCACCCCGCCACCGTCCAGCTCGACCTTTCGGCCCTCGCTGGGCACTCCCTCCCGCCACTCGAACTTGTCGGGCCGCGTCTCGGGCTCGCAAGGGGTGTAACCCTCGGTGGGTGCGATCTCACCGTCCGAGGCCGCCACCAGGGCCGCATTGCGGGGCGCCCCGCCCATCAGAGCATCTCGCTTCGGCCAGCGGATGCGCAGTTTCTCGCACCGGCTTAGCTCGCCCCAATTGGCGAGACGGCGCCAGCGCGGCGGGGCTTTCTGCAAAAAGGTCACCGTTTCGCCCGCAGTCCGCGCTGGACCAGATCACGGTCCAGCTCGCGCTGGTCCTTCAGCCCCTGCTCCCACCCCATCCGGTAGGCGAAATTCATGGCCTCGGCAATCTCGTTGGCCTCTTCCCATGACATGCCGCCGGTACTCGACCGCAGCTCCTGGAAATCGCGTGTCGCCACCAGCGCGGCCCCCTCGTCGCGCCAGGCCACAATGTAGCTATTCCCGTCGAGGTAGGCATTGAACAGGTCCACGCTCACGGCTTGCCTCCCTTCGGCTTGTGGCCAGCCCAGCGAGCCGCGGCCGCCTTACGCGCGGCGGCCGAACGCTCCTCCTTGGTTTGTTTCGCCACCCGCAGAGCCACGCCGGCCTCGCCCCAGCTCAGGGGCTTGACCGGGTTGCCCTTCTCGTCGAAGACGGGCTTACTCTTTCGCGCCATGGGCCAGCCACCCTTCCAGCTTGTCGATGAGGGGCGCGGAGGGATCGCCGCCGTTCACGAAGCGGGTGAGCGTCGAGTAGCCGATCTTCAGCCGCCTGGCGGCGCTGTGGCTGGCCCGCACGGAGCCGTTGGTGGCGCCCCCACAGGTGGGGCAGACGCCAAGCCGCTCCTGCACACGCTGGCGCAGCTGGTCGGTGAACTTCCCGGCCCGATGCTGCCGATAGGTCCGTTTCATCGTCTCGTCTCCTGCGGCACGAGCCGCGGTTTCAGTCCCCAGCTCACCAGCGCCACGTAGGCGTCGTCGATGCTGCGGCAGCAGGCCCACGGAATCATGTTCTGGTGGCAGTAGTCGCGGAATCGCTCTTGCGCTGGTTCCAGCTTGCGACCCCGCGGTTTCACCTCGATGAAGGCAGTGAACTCCCAGGGACCGAGGATCTGCAAATCAGCAACCCCCGGAAGGACCCCCTGCCGCACCATTCTGGCGGCCTCGCGCTTCGAGCGCAGGCCGCCGTTCGGAATGGCGAAAACGAGCGCCCCCGGCAGGGCGAGGCGAAGGTACTCCACGATGGCCACCTGGATAGGCGCTTCCAACTCGCGGCTCATGTCGGCGGCCACCCTTCATCGTCCATCAGGCTGCGGCCCTCATCGTCGCCCGGCTCTCGCACCCATTCGGGGTCGGTCCCCTTCGCCCGCCCACCGAACGGCGCCGTCCCCTCCGGCGGCGGCTGGCCGGGCGCCCAGCCCAGCGGCTGGGACGCCTCGGCCCGCTTCGACAGGGCGTCCAGCGTGGCCGGCGCCACCACCACTTGCCTCTGGGCCACGGAGATCATCAGGTGGACCGCCATCCGTTCCAACTCCCCCGGCCCTGGCCGGCGATCCCCCAGCGACAGCGGCTCGAATTCCCGGTTGAGCTTGAGGTAGATGGCGGCCAGGAGCTTGACGGCCGAGTCCAGAGGCAGCGGCTGGCGCTGCGCTGGGCTGCTGTGGGCCATGGCCGGGGCTGTGGCGGCCGATCTCGCCTGCCCCTGTGGGGGAGGCTGGGTCGAAGGCGATTGGGCCTCTGCGGGCAGCGGAGCGCCATCCGGGCCGGCCTGGGCGAGCCAGGCCTTCTTGCCGCTGATCTGCAAGAACATGGGCGGCTCGCCGGGCTTGGGGTCCCGGCCGGCGCGGAGGATGCCCTTAGCGACGACGGCCATGCCGGTGCGGACGGGCATGGGCGCGCCGGGGGCGTAGTAGTAGGTGGCCCAGATGTAGGGGGCATTGCGGTCGAGCGACTCGGCGAGCTTGAGGCTCTTGGAGTTACGGGCCGGCGCCACCTGACCGCCGCCCATGTCCTTGGCGGGCCACTCCTTCTCCTCGCCCACGTACTGGACGTGGGCCTGGATGGTGCAGGTATCGTCGGGGCCGCACTCGCTTAGCGCTGCGGTGACGTTCACGGCCGGGCCTCCTCCAGGGGCTGCTTGATGGCGCCCCGCAAGGCGGAACGGGTGAGTATCCCGCGGGGGTGGGCGAGGATGGCGAGCAAGATCTGCCGCAGGCGCTGGCGGTCGGTGGGGAAGGCGTCGTAGAACGCCCGGGCCTCCTCCCCGGGCAGTCTTCCGTTGATGTTGACACCCTCGAAGGCGTCCTCGGCGAGATCAGCCATCTCCCTGCCGAAGATGGCCTTCAGGAGGTCGTCGCGATAGGGAAACTCCTCACCCTCGATGGGGGCTCCGTTGAACCGGCGCAGCGAGGACAGGTAGAGCGCACCCTTCGCGCAGCACTCACACCTCGCCGCCTCCTTCAGGCCCCTCTCACAGCTGTCTAGAAAGCCGGATGAGCTGAGCACGTCCCCCGCCTTGCTGAAGAACAGCTCGTACACCCCGCTCTGCGCGACAAACCGCCCAGCCCGCAACTGCGCCAAGGCATCAGTTGCGACTGCCTTCCGGCGCTCCACCTTCGTCATCGCCTGGAAGTCGGCGTTCCTCTCTTCAACGCTCTTGAGTTCCATTTTCGTCTCCTTTCCTGGACCGTTCGAGCGGTCCCCATCCTTCGAGCACGGCGGCCAGCCGCGCGGGCTGGCCGCGCCAGCGCAGGCGCAACGGAATGAGGCTGGCCCCTACGGCATCGAAGCTGCGCTCTTCCATGTCGCGCAGGGCCTCGGCGGTGGCGCGGGGAGAGGGCATCAATGCAGCTCCTCGTAATCGCCGGTAGTAAAGGGGTCGTCGGTGTGGGCCGCAATCGCCTCGGCCTCCTCCAAGGCTCGGCGGTCCTGAGCGTTTTCTAGCCGCAGTTTCGTCCCGGAGCGCAACGCCGGTGCCGCCGTTGGCACTGTCCAGCGGGCGGGGCGGGGAGAGCGCATCAGTCCTCCCACAGCGGTTTGTCGTTGGCGAGCATGGCATCGCGGCGAGCGTAAACGGCACTGTCTCGTGCGACGCTGCGGCCAGATTGGGCCTGCGAGCACACCGCGAAGGCGCTGCACCATCCCTCGCAACGGTTGGGCTGGCCGGTTCTTTCGTTCACCCACCGCTCCTCATCGGTGCAGCGCGGAAGGTCCGACATGGCCGCTTCGTGTGCTGCTAAGCGCTCATGGAGCCACGCCGTAGCCTGCTCCGAGGTCCACAGTGGTACGTGGAAGGTGCAGGTTTCCGCCGTGACCCATGGCATCTCCTCGGTGGTGCTCTTGAACTTTCCGTAACCCTTGGGGCGGAAGTCTTTGATGAATGCCGTGAGCCGGAGCCCCTGTACAGTGATGCCGTTCCGTCGAGCGAGTTCCGCGTAAGCGTTGAGCTGCTGAATCCACTCCACCTTGCCGCACCACCCCACCTCGCGATCATCCCACCCGTCATCACCATCCTCGATGGTTCCCATGCCCACCCACCCGTCCTTCAGCGCGAATGCCTTCGTCAGTTTGTAGTCGTGGATGATGCCGTGCTCATCGATGAGGTCTGGCTGACCGGACACCTTCCAGCGGCGCGATAGGAGGGGTAAGCCAAGGGGCACCAAAATCTCGGCGTGCAGCCGTTCTTCCCCCCGCGTCAAATCCTCGTCGGCGGGTTCCAACCCCTTGTGGACGCAGGTTCCCAGGAAGGCCGCCACTAGGCGGCTGGTGGGAACCCTGATCTCGGTCCCGTCCAGCTCAGCCTGGCGCAGCAGCTGGCGCTGGCGCGGCGGCGCCAACAGCTCGGTCACGGTTATCGCAAATGCATCAGGATTGAATGGCCTTTGCTGCCGTTGCATTGCCCGAAACAACGGGTCGGGCAATCCGTCGTTGATGAGGACAACGGGGCTCACGTGGTTTCCCCTTCCAGCGAATCCAGCAGCTTGACGCCGGGACAGTCCATCTCCCGGAGGACTTGCAGGACCAACCCAGCAAAAAAGACTAGCCCTTCGTCCCTAGCGGCGGCCTCGGCGGCCTCGGCGGCCTCGGCGGCCTCGGCGGCCGAGGCGGCCCCGGCGGCCCGGGCGGCCCCGGCGGCGGCCTCGGCGGCCCCGGCGGCGGCCCCGGCGGCGGCCTCGGCGGCGGCCTCGGCGGCGGCCGAGGCGGCCCCGGCGGCCCGGGCGGCCCCGGCGGCGGCCTCGGCGGCCCAGCCGGCGGCCCTGGCGGCGGCCCAGGCGGCGGCCTCGGCGGCCTCGGCGGCCGAGGCGGCCCAGCCGGCGGCCCCGGCGGCGGCCCTGGCGGCCCAGCCGGCGGCCCTGGCGGCCCAGCCGGCGGCCCTGGCGGCGGCCCCGGCGGCGGCTAGTTCCCTCGCTCTGCCACAACGAGTCGCCGCCTGGCGAAGGGCCGCGACCCGTTCAGTGGGCAGTCCCTGCATGCGGGCGACGATACGGAGCGCCCGCGGCAGGGCCTTTCGGATGGTGAGCACAGCGAGCCGAGAAGCAAACTCTCTCTGGTCTAGACCATCGCTGCCGAGCTGGGCCACGGCGAGATTACGCATGCCGGCGGCCCGCGTCTCGTCGGTGAACCAGAGGCTGTCATTGAGGATGATCTTACACTTCCGCACTGCCGCTCCGACGCAGGGAGGATTATCCCCATGCGGCAGACCGAGAGCGTGGCAAATCGCCGCTTCGATGCACATCTCACCGGGGCGCGGGTCGCCAAGCCCAGAAGTGAGGCCGGCGTCCACCAGGGAGAAGATGCGCCTACCAAGCTTCTTGGTGAGTCTGACTTTCATCGGTCGTCTCCTTGCGTGGCGTCCCGGGGCGGTGGGGTGTCCCAGCGCTACCCCGGGAGCGTCCGCGACAATAGGTGGAGTATATGCCATCGCTGGCAGTATGTCAAGGGGCTGGCATGAGAATCGGATGGCGGCGTAGGTACTGGCGGCGAGGGAGCAGGCGCTCGACCTCGGCCAGATGCTGGTTAGCCTGGTCGAGGGCATAGGCGAAGCGCCGAGCGTATTCCCCTCTTCCATTCAAGCGGTAACGGCGCCGAAAAACTTGCAGGCTCCGCTGGGCTTCTGCCTCCCACCAGGCTGCCTCCCACAGGTGGTACTTGCGGGTGCCGCTGTTGTAGGGGCACACGCGGCTCAATGTACTGGGTGGGCTGGGGGTCATAGCAGCCTCCGGTCGGGGTACGATGCCGCGTCGAGGAGGCGGCGCACGTGGAGTTCTTGCATCACGAAGCGGCTGGCGAGGACGTAGTTGGCGACGGCTCTTGCCTGCGCGGCGTCGCGGGCACAAGCCCGCTGACGCTCGCGCAAGAGGGACAGGTGCTGGCGGTCGGCGGCGGTCACAGCCTCACCTCGCGCAGGGTCGGCAGATAGTGCAGGAGCCGGCGCCGCTGCCAGCGCCTCTCGGCGGCCCCGGCGGCGGCCCAGGCGGCCCAGGCGGCCTCGGCGGCCCGGGCGGCCCCGGCGGCGGCCCAGGCGGCCTCGGCGGCCCGGGCGGCCTCGGCGGCGGCGACGGCTGCCGCGACGGCGGCCCGGGCGGCCCCGGCGGCGGCCCAGGCGGCGGCCCGGGCGGCCCCGGCGGCGGCCCCGGCGGCCTCGGCGGCCTCGGCGGCGGCCCTGGCGGCGGCCAATTGATCGGCAGTGATCTCGCCCTGGGCGAAGGCGCGCGCCGCCCTCACGGCATTCCAGCTACGCTGGTCCACCTTGCGCCCTGCCGTCTCCTCACGTCGCAGGGACCGGGCGGCGCAGTCGGCGGCGAACAGCCGCAGTGGCGCCGTTCCGTCGACCCACCGCAGGAGCTTGCGGCGGCTACAGCACAGCTTGTCGATGGGCGAGCCGTGCGGCACAAAGCGGCCCGATACTGTCACTCGGCAGATGATGGGGCCGGGCGCGTAGCTGAGGGCGTCCAGGATGTCAAGAGAAGCGTGCAGGCCAGCATTGCACGGGCAGAGGCCTCCTTCATGCACCAGCACACTGCCGGCGCGCAGGGGCTTGCGGTCGGTGGGCCCCCATTGCAACCGGCGGTCGGCGCGCAGGAAGTGCCAGGCGAGGGTGGGGGGTAGGGACTTCGACGGGTCCAACTTGGGCTGCTTCATGTCGTCTCCTTTGCTTTGCGGCGGTCCTCTTGCCAGAGGAGATAGTCCCGGAGCCACGCCGGCGAGCAGTTGGCGCAGTGGGCCGTGCCGCGCGGCAGTGGGTGGGGGTAGATGGTGAGCGGGCCGCCGCAATGCCCGCAGAGGGCATTGAGCGGCCCTAAGTCGCTGAGGGTAGGCCTGGGCATTGGATGTCCTCTTCCGTAACGTCAAGCACGTAGGTGCCGAGGGTATCGACGGGGGCTGTGATCTGAAGGACGGTGAGGAGCCGGTGGGGAAGGCGGGCATCCTCCACAGGATGATGGCCCTTCCAGAACGACCAGATCCCCATGCCGGCTCTGAAGGTGCAGCGATGCCGACGGCAGAACGGCAGCACGTAATCGCGTCGCTCTTCGAGAGAGCAGATCACGTCGGGCTTACGCATAGGGCTAATCTCCTTTCGGTTTGTGTTCTGCATCCAAGGTCATCATGGCATGCCAGCGATCGCATGTCAAGCGTTCTGACATGGAATCCTTGTAGGACAATCACCTTTGGACAGTCTAGGCTTTCCCGTGGTATAATCAGCAGGTGAAACAGAAGTACCAGAGTGCGGAGGCGGGAGTTAGGCGACGGATGCGCGAGCTTGCGAATCGTCGGGGCCGGCTGCGACCGACGCTGTGCGAGCACTGCGGCGTCGCGCCTCCGACCGAGAAGCATCACGAGGACTACTCGCAGCCGCTCACGGTAATCTGGCCCTGCCACAACTGCCACGTGGAACGCCATCGGGCGCTCGGTGGAAAGCTATCGGGCCGCAACTCGGCCCCACTTGTGGCAAATTAGACACACTTGACGGGGGTGGTAGGCTCCTGGGCCATGGAGCTTCACATACAGCCGGTCGGCGCTGGTGCTGGCGTGAGCTCCGGGAGGGCGGCGCCTCGACCTTGGGCGCCGGGACAGTCCAACCCACAGACAGAAGCGCCCGGGGGACCTTGGAGCCACCCCGGGCGCGTCCATCTCGCGATGGATGAAGCAGTCGGCGAGGGGAACCTATCACAGGCTCCCATCCACGGTCAAGGGCCCTCTCTCGCCGCAGGGCAGGCATCGAGAACGGGGAAATCCAGGCAACGGGCTGGTGCTACGATCCAGCGAGTGCGGCTCGGCTTGCGCCTCACGGCGCCGCCGGCCGCCGACACCCTACGCCCTGGTCGAATGTTCTTGGACGGTTAAGACTAACCCGCGCCCAAGTCAGGCAATGGCCAAGGCCGGATGCCTGCACCAGTTCCCAGCTGGTGAACTCCTCGAAGCCGCAGGTCCAAGAACGAGGGAAGGGTGTATCTCGAAGCGTACCTCGGATGACTCAGCTTCCTGTTTTACACCCCCAATTCAACTCTAGTTCAAGTATTCTTCAACCCTTGGGGGCTGGGGCTCGAGGGAGCGCCCGCAGCGCTCCTCGAGCCCCTATGCGCACTAGATTCCTGGTTCCCAGAGTGCAGTGTTCTCGGGCGCTCCTTCCATCGGGTGTCTAGGGGTGCAGGTGGGTGGGGTGGCAGGCCTGTCACAGCTGGGAGGTCCCTGCCGGTTCGGAATGGAAACCTGGGGGTGCGCGCGCTTACACCGCACTCGAACTCCGACTGGATTTTTCAGCCAGATTATGCTATCATCGTGACATGAAAGCGCTCGACCTGTTCTGTGGCGCCGGGGGCGTCAGCGCTGGACTACAGCGCGCCGGCTTCGACGTGACCGGCGTGGACATTCACCCGCAGCCGCGTTACCGGGGCGGCGCCTTCATTTAAGGGGACGCGCTCTCCTACCCGCTCGACGGGTTCGACTTCATCTGGGCGAGCCCGCCGTGCCAGGCGTGGACGGCGGTTGGCAATAGGTCCAGCAGGAAGTGCGCCTTGCGTCCCCGCTGCCGGCTTCTTGTGCGGCACGATGTTCGGTCTTCGCACTTTCCGCCACCGTCTCTTCGAGTCGAATGTTCCGCTGGCCGCACCAGCCCACGCGCCGCATCCATCGAACCGCTGCGGCGGCCTAAGAACCCACTTGACATATACCAAAGACGTGATATGATTAATGGTGGGTCAGGATGGATGACTGAGGTTCTGGTGCATGCCCATCGGGCACACCTCCCAAGGGAGAACCCACCGTCCTGGCCCAGCTTCACTGAGGAGGAACGAGATGCCGGGAAAGGGCTGGATCGCAGGGGCCACGCGCAACAAGGGGGGACTGCATCGCTCCCTCGGCGTGCCCGAGGGGCAGAAGATCCCCGCCAGCAAGGTCAACGCCGCCGTCAAGCGGGGTGGCAAGGTGGGCAAGCAAGCGCGTCTCGCGAAGACGCTCAAGGGCCTCGGGGGGAAGAAGAACTGATGTGCAAAGAGGTCACTGACCTGATCGAGCTGGCGCTATTTCTCGCCGCCACGTGCTTCTACTTCTGGCTCCTCCATCGCCGATGACCCCGGAGCGCGTCCTCGTGGCCTGTCCTCGCTGCGGCAGCAAGAAGGCCATGGCCGCCATCTCGGGCTCCTGGCTGCGCCAGCGCCGCGAGGCCCTGGGGCTGACGCAGACCGCCGTGGCCGACGCCGCCGGCATCGGCCAGTCCAACCTGAGTAATGTGGAGGCCGGCCGGCGCGTCTGCGGCCCCGAGGTCGAGGCCCGGCTGGCGAAGGTGCTGGGGTTCAGCCCATCACCTGAGGCGAAGGCGTTACAGAACTGATGACCGTCAAGATCCTCACCTGTGCCACCTGTGGCCGCAAGGCACGCCTCTCCGGCCCCGAGGCGCCAGCCGCAGCCCAAGCTGCGGGCTGGCGCTACGACCTCCGCGGTACCACCGCCTGGTGCGGAGATCACGCCGACGATGCCCTCTCCGGTAAGTCCACTAGCAACCCTCCGGGCACTGAGGCCCGGTTCTAGGAGACGACGATGACCGAACCAGTCAACGAAGCACCCGCACCCACCGAGGCGCCACCACCCGACCAGCTGCGCAGTCTCCGCATGGAGAACGCGGCCCTGCGGCAGCAGTTCAGCCACGCCGCCAACGACCACTTCAAGCTCCGCGAGGAGTTTGGCCGCCATCGCCACGACGGCAACGACGTGGTGCTCCTCGTCGCTTCCCCGTCCCTCGGCATTCCCATGGGTGTCGGCGGTAACTACAAGGCTTACGGAAAGGACCCCCTCGCATGAGCGACCCGACCCCCGCAGCCCCCACCAAGCCCAACGCCCGCGCCGGCCGCCGCTTTCTCGCCCTCGGCGCCGAGCAACAGAAGGCCCTCGCCGACCTCGCCAACCGCTACGGCACCGACAGCGAGGTCATGGCCGCCTTTCTGAAGGCCGCCCTCACGCCCGCCGCCATCACCAAGCTCGTCCATGCCCACTTGCAGGGCGCCTCCCAGGAGGTCGCACCCCCGGCCCATGTCTGAGTCGCGCTTCCCCGCCCGTATCGAGTTGCGGGCCACGAACCCGCAGAAGCGCCTGTGGGCGGCGGCGGCCAAAAAAGACGGCCGCCGCTCGCTCGGGAGCTGGATTCGCGCCGCCTGTAACGCTCATGCCGGCCGCCAGCATGCCGAGGGGGTAAGGAAGTGAGCAAACGGTCCCGCCAGGCGCGCCGGCAGGCCCCAGGAGCCCCGATGGGCCCCAGGCCGCCCCTACCCCCTGGGCCGCAGGAGATCGTGGCTCCTAGGGGCGCTGAGGGGCCACAGCCCGCTGGCGCCCCTGGGGCCGCCTGGCGAGAGGCGGCCTATCGCGCAGGCTACGGCAAGGTGCTGCCGCCAGCACCACCTCCGGGAGTTGAACGTTTCACGACTGGCGCGGAAGGAGAGTCCATCCATCCTGGACCGTATCCTGCGCAACCGCTGCCTCCAAACGGTCAGCCGATTCGTGACCCCGGCGGCATCCCTCTCCACCTTCGCGCGACCGCCCTCCGCGTGCCCCTCTCCCAGGTGCTCTTCAACCTCAGCCAGCTGCACGCCGGCTGGCAGGAGGTCATCGCCAAGGCGTCCATCAGCGACCACCCGCACAGCGCCAAGCTGATGGGTGCCATGGCCGAGGCCGAACGGCACTTCAGTCAGGTGTATCACCACGTCGGGGTGGCTCTGGCCTGCGTCGCGCCGGGCGAGGAGGGGGGGCGATGACACGACTGTATGGGGATGCCGTGCTCCCGTGGATCTACGCCTGCTTGGCGGACGGCCTCTCGCAGCGGGAGGCGGCCGAGATCATCGGCGTATCCGAGTCGCGGGTCAGCCACGCGCTGCATTGCGCACGCGACCCCAAGCGATGAAGGAGAAGTGGACCCTGATAGCAAAGAACTGGTCCGAGGTGCGCCTGGCAGACTGCGATCCCGAGTTTCGGGGCCTGCTGCCGTTTCCCGACGAGCAGAGTGCCAGGGAAGCCGTCCTTCACGTCGCCGCCAGGTCAGAACCGTTCCGCACCCGCTGGGACGGGTGGCTCTTCCTCTGCGTCCCGTTGCACTCGTCCATCCTCATCGGCAAGCCGGCCAGCCTACGGAGGTCCGCATGACCGCCAAGCTCCTCAGCTTCCACGAGCACCCTGGTGCCCGCGATCACGAGGAGCGGCCCCATCTCTTCTGCTTCCTCACCCGCGAGGAGTGGAAGCTCTGCTACGCCGCAGCCTTCATCGAGCACCAGGGCCAGTCCGACTACGGGGGCGCCCTGGGCCTGGACCGCTACGCCACGCCGGGCCTCGAAGGCCGAACCGACGACTGGTCGGAGGAGTTCCGCCGGGCCATCCGCTGGCTCGCCATGGAGCACGGCTTCGAGTTCCAGACTCTCCGCGTGGGCGAGAACGGCTCGATCACGGGTCGTCCGACCGAGCCCGATGGCTGGTCGGACGACGTACCCCGCGCGCCCCTGTGGGGCAATGCCCTCTTCGTCTTCATGCTCGCCCAGGGCCAGCTGCCCAACCCCCTGGACGCCATCCGCCACGCCATCTCCTGGTGCGTCCGCTACCCCACCCTCCCCCTCGATACCTTCCGGGCCGTCGAGGCGGATATCATGGAGTCCCTGGCCGACGTGTCGCCCATAGACCCCGAGATTCAGGCCACCCTGGAACGGCTGGACCAGGAGGCCCTCAACGTCTTGGGCGTCTTGCGCGGGCCGCGCGGTTCAGGCGAGGTGAACTGAATGATCGATGGCGAGAACCGGCGCGCCTTCATCCGCAAGGCTCAGACCCTCAACGAGACGCCGATACGGACGTGCTACACGGTCCACGAGTGCTGCCTCTGCGGAGGGGATATCACCTGCGGCCAGAGCTACGCTGACCGTGGCATCCGGCGCCGGGCACACTACGACTGCATCCCGGGCCTCGGGGTGGACATGGAGCCTTGGCAAGTCGCAGAGCGGGAGGCCGACCTTGCCCATCGCTGATTTGATCGTCCTGCTGCGCGACGAGCTGCTGGTCCGTGTCGACACGGACCAGGAGAAGGTCGGGGAAATCTGGAAACCCAACACCTCCTCGCGTGAGGCGTCCATCACCGCGCGGGTCCTGGCGGTCGGCCCCGAACAGCACTACTACACCGGCGGCGAGCGGGTGGTGCTGGGGCTGTTTTCCGGCGTCACTCTGGCCCTCGAAGGCATCGACACCGAGGACCAGGTGCGAGTGCTCAAGCCGGAGGCGGTGCTGGCGTTACTTCCAAACACACTCCTCCACGCCGATCTACGGGTGCAAGAGGTCTACGGCCTTGAGGATGTGGAGGCGGCTGAGTGGTGTTGTGCACCGCCTGGCCGCCTGCTGGTGGAGCGCGAGGAGATGCCCCTTCGACGCGGTAAGATCCACATCCCCGAGGGCATCCGTACCTCGACTCGCGCCCACGAGGCCACCGTGGTTCACACCGGGGCCAGCGTCGAGGGCTTCGCGCCCGGCGAGCGCGTGCTCCTCACCACGATGGTGCTGGGCCGTTCCATCGCCTTCGGCATCCATCCCTGCCGTACCCTCTGGCTCGTGACACCGAGCCAGATTCTCTGTAAGCTGGCGGCTGAGCCCGAGGAGGGGCAGATCCTGGATAACTGTGGCGAGCATCGCCTGGCCCACTGGCACGAATCCCCGGTCCTCACCGACCCGGTGGACCACGCGCCGATCCTCGACGAAGCCGACCCCGGGGGGCTGCGGTGAGGCATCATCGGGTGATCTACAGCCAGCTGGACCGCGAGCGCGGTCACGACGGCCACCTTGGCAGGCTGCCCACGCCCACCTTCACCCTCCATGGCGTCGAGGTCAAGTCCTGCGGCGGCTGCGGGACGCTGAAGCCGTTGGCTGCGTTCGCGGCGGATCGCCATCAACCAAGTGGCCGCGATTGCTACTGCCGCCCTTGCCGCCAGGAAGTCAACCGCCGTAGCTACCGCAGGACCCACGGCTGATGCCCCGTCGCTGGAAGCACCCGCCGATCTCCGACGCCGAGTTTGCCGCCCTCTCGCCCCAGGAGAAGGCGGCCCGCACGGGCCGCATGCCACCCGAGGAGCGCGCCGAGAAGCGCGCGACCGAGTGGGGGCCGGCGCGCGAGGCCCGCGACGCCGAGCGGGGGAATCTCGGGGGCGCCAAGAGCGGGGGCCGCAAGCCAATGGCTCAACGCAAAGTCCCCGAGTTGGTCGAGCAGGCCGTCCAGCAGATCGCCTGGGATAGCCGGGTCTTCGTCACCCTGGTGGGCCGGTCGGTCCCCTACAGCACCTATGCCACCCAGCTGGATGCGGAGAACCGACCACTCCTTTCCGTCGAGATGCACCGGCGCCTGGTGGGCCTGGCGCTCCTCGACCTCTTCACCGAGCACACCGAGGAGGAGAAGGCCGCGAACCTCTCGACCAAGGCTACCGTTCTTGACGTGGCCCATTTATCGCTCGTGCGCCAGCGCTCCCTCTGGCGGGAGATCCTCGGAAAGGTCCAGGAGGCCGCCAGTGCCCTCGCTGGCTGCAAGTCGATGGAGGACTTCGCCGAGCGCTTGGAGCCGGTCCTGGCCCAGGAGCACCTCCGGGTGGCGATCATGGCCGGCAGCCCCCGGGACCGCATGAAGGGTGCCGACGAGATGACCGGGCGCCGGTCGGCCAAGAAAGGCCGCTCGGTGCCCGAGCACCAGGGCCTCTTCATCGGCGAGGGGGTGCTCGACCGCCTGGGGGCTATGTTGGGACGGTCGGAGAAGCTGGTGCATGAGCTGCCGCCTGCCGGCGAGGAGGAGCCATCGTGACGCCCTGCGGCGAGGGACGGAGGGGTGATGCCGTGACGTTTGCCTGCGATCCCAAGCACCGAGATGGATGCCCCTGGCGTGGCCTCTGTTGCGTCGAGAACTGCCGTGGTGTACGGAGCACAGGTTTCTATACGAACCCGGGACGCTAACGGCGGAGATGACGCTCCGGCATCTCCTCTGGCTGCGCCACGGCTGCCCGTCAGCGGCGCTCTACGGTGACGACGGGGAGATGCAGTGCTCCGTCTGCCTGATCGACTTCAAGCGGCTTCCGGCTACAGCAATCGCTGATCGATTCGAGAGGCTCGGGCGCGCGCAGCTTGTCGCCGCTGCACCGCTCCCCGCTGCGGGGCCGGCGCCGGAGGCAGGGTGGTGACCCGCTGGGAGGAGGGCGCGGCCGGCATCTCCGTCAAGGTCGGGGGCCGCTATCGGATGCAGAGCACCCGAGCCGTCCTGGTGGTGAAGTCCATCGACCGCGAAGCCGGCACGCTGCGTTACGACCTGGAACACGGCACCCAGGAATCCACCTGCCCCATCGATAGCTTTGAGCGGCAAATCGCCGAGGAGATCCCATGACCTACGACCCCAGGAGCAAGCCCATCCGCAGCGAGGACGCTGCGGACAGCAGCTTCCGTCGTGCCCTGCATCCGATCCTGATCTTCCTCCTCTTCGCCGCTGCGGCGGCGGTACTCTTCTTCGCCGCCAAGGACTGCCGGGCGCAGGCCGCCCCCCGCAACCTGGGGGAGCTGCTAGGCGCCGGCCAGCCCACCTGCTGGAACGTCTCGGTGCTCGACAGCTGCCCGGGCGGCAAGTGCGGCCACGGCATCTTCAACCCGGCCGCCCATCTCATCACCGGCTCGGCCGCTGAGATCGACGCCCGCTACGGCGCCGGGTCCTCGAAGGCTGCCGGCGACTGCAACGGCGGCGAGGCCATGGGGGGGCTCGACTCCCTCTGCCTCCTCTTCGGCTGGCCCTTCCCCTGTGAGACGGTCGAGAACTTCAACGACGCGCACTACGTCGCTACCGCCCCGGTCAAGATCGCCGCCGCGCTCGCCGCTGGGCGAGGCGCGGGCGGCGGCGTCTGCCCCGCCGGCCAGTCCTGCCAGCCGCCCCCACAGCCCTTCTGCCTCGCTGGGCAGGCGTGCCAGCCCTTCCCGCCGCCCAAGTGTCCCCCAACCCCTCCCCCGCCCTCCACGCGCTGCCAGGCGGCCCTGGCGGCCCTGCGCTGCGTAGACGACGGGACGGCCCCCCTGCCGGTCATCCTCCTGCCGGCGCCCGGCATCGCCTACTACCGGCCGGGGGCGCTCTCGACCGGCAAGCTCGGCACCGCCGTGACGCCCGAGGAGCACGCGGCATGGGCCGCGATTCTCGCGGACCTTCCGCCGTGCCCGGACTGGCCGGAGACGGCCTGCCCGTAAGGTGCTCGTACCACGCTTCACGGAAGACTACCGCCTCGAACTCCGCAGGCGTGGCGAGAATTCGCTCTTTTTCTTCATCACCGGCATCCTCGGCTTCGATGACTACGACGACGAGCTGAAGGGCTCGACCCTCTCCAAGTTCCACGAGGATCTCTGCCTCTTCCTCGAAGGCAAGCCCCCGTTCACCCCCTGGCGCAAGGCCATGGTGGCGGCCTGGCGCGGCGCCGGCAAGTCCACCTTCTGCCGGGGCTTCGTCATCCATCGCTGCCTCTACGTCCCCAACTTTGCCGCCAAGGGAATGAGCAACAGCTCGGACAACTTCCGGGACATCCACTTCCTTCCCCTGATGCGCGTCTTCACCGAGTCGCAGCGGGCCGACTTCCTCTCCGGCTGGCTCTACGCCGACCGCATCCCCGAGGGCTTCGCCGGCTGGAACTCGGAGCAGATCGTTTTCAATCGCACCAACCCCCTGGCCGAGGTGAGCCTCAGCTATTGGGGCATCGAGTCGAAGAAGGAGGGCTCGCACCCTGATCTGATTTGGGACGACGATCTTGAGGGCCAGGAAGCCCTCAAGTCGTCGTCGGCCAACGAGGCCAGCTGGAACGCCTGGATCAACCAGCCCCCCCTGCTGCGTGACCGCCGGAAGAGCCAGATCCTCCTCTCGGGCACCCCCTGGGGCGCCCAGCCCCTGGTTTGGCGCATCCGGGACGCCGAGACGACCGCCGGCAACCCCACCGGCCTGGACAACAGCCTGCGGGCCACCAAGATTTTCTGGATTCCCCTGGTGGGCGACTCCGGCAGCAGCGACGACCCCTCCCCCTGGCCCATCCGCTTCCCGCCCGACGTGGTGAAGGACATGCTCACGGAGCAGGTGGCCGACACGCAGTATCTGCTCAAGCGGTCAAACCAGAAGGCCGAGCTGTTCGACCTCGACGCCATCGCCAACTTCTACTACACCAAGGACCCGACCGACCCGGGCCGTATCCGCTACGAGACGGTCCTCTACGACCCGTCGAAGCTCGATGAGCTGGGGCTCGCCCAGGGCGACCGTCGGCCGGCCTCGGTGCGGTTGGAGGATCTCCGCTTCTTCGTCCACGTGGACCCCCTCCACAAGCCGACCAACATGAGCCGCCGCTCACCCGGCAACCGCCCCTCGCAGTTCGCCATCCTGGTCTGCGGCGTGGCCGCGGACGGCCACGTCTTCGTCATCGAGACGTGGACCATGGACGGCCCGGACCTGAACGTCCAGGCTGAGCACGTTCTCCGTTACTATCGCAAGTACGCGGCCCACCTGGTCACTTTCGAGTCGATCGGGGCGCAGGCGTGGTTTTGGGCCTACGTGCTCAAGCAGGAGTCGTCCGACGCCAAGTGGGGGCGGCCGACGACGATCCCCGGGGTGCTGCCCCGGATCGACCTCCCCCGTCTCTCCGGCCGCCTCATCGAGGCCGAGAAGACGAACGAGAGCAAGGAGTACCTCTACCGCTTCCGCCTCTCGGCGTGGCTCAACAAGGGGGTCCTGCATCTCTCCAAGAGCCACGTCACCCTCTTGCACCAGCTTCAGCACGCCCTGGACGATGCCGAGGCCGTGGACCTCATTGACTGCCTGGCGCAGGGCTGTGGCCGGGTGCTGGCGATGGACAAGGATGGCAAGCGCCGGCATGACTACGGCAAGGTGGTATGGAGCCGCCCCATCGGCCGGGAGACGCGCGAGGCCCTGCACCAGCACGAGCAGCAGCGGACGCAGCGGGTAGACAAGCGCACGGGTTATGCCTCGCCGTGGCGTTGATTTTATGCCAACTCCGTGATATGATTCACGGCATGAGAGTTTACATCCATCGCGATATCGTTGAGCCCCTCGATGTGATGCCGGAGGGGAAGTACCTTCCATCCGTCGAGGTCCCCGATGACCTCCTCGCGCGGCTCTCTCGCGCAAAGGAAGAGTGGGAAGCGGTCCAGCGCGAGCTGGACGGGTATCGAGAGCAGCAACGTGAAGCAGAGCTTGAGAGACTCCGGGGAAGGAGTTGGGTCATGGCGCAGTGTGTCAGCGTGCTTAGCGAGGACCCCATCAACCGGCTGGTGCTGTGGCAGCGGGAGGGCTTCGACCCAAACGCCAAAGCCCTGGGCCAACCCTCGCCACGGAACTACACCATCGAACGGCTCGGCAAGCCGGTCCACGACATCTACCCCGGTACCTACGACTACCTGCTAGCCGAGGATGTGCGCCGTCTCGCCGATATGGTGGGAGTGTTGCGCCGGCTGCTTCTCGATCTGAATCGCTTCAACGACCTCACCGCCGATAGCAGCAGGCTGATCGCGGTCGCGATGGAGGCGCGGAGCAGCGACGACCTCCTCCCGCTCGTTCAAGAGGCCGAGAGGATGAACGACCGCGTGCAAACGACGACCGAGCGCCAGGCGCAGGAGCGGCTTGGCGCGATGGGAGAGTGAGCGATGCCCTACTGGCTGCGGAGTGCAGGAACCTCTCTGCGCCAATCTATGTCAGCTTTACTGACACATATTGACACCTGACAATTTCTGGTCTACGATGCCGCCTCGTGGACCCTCTCAGCCAGGGTGGCGGCCAGCCGCCCGCAGCGGCTGGACCGCCCCCGCAAGGCGCGCCGGGGCCGTCACCGATGCCCCAGGGGCCGCCGTTCGGACCGCCGAGCCTCGACGGTAGCCCCCCCTCCGACGCCGACCTCCTGCAACAGGCCCTCGCCGGGCTCTCCGGCCAGGGCGCCGACGTGCTGCAATTCCTCCGGCCTGACGACGCGCCCTCCGACGCCTCCCCGGGGCCGGTCCCGGCCTCCGGCCCCGGGACGCTGTACGACACGCTGAGCGAGGAGGAGCTGGACCTCCTCGCCACCGAGCTGACCGAGCTGCGGGACGACTACCAGACCTCTTGCCGGGACTTCTTCGACATCGAGCAGGAGATCCGCGACGCCTACGCCATGCGGGCCGACTCCACCCACAGCGGCGCCGGGGTCGAGGCGAGCCAGATGGTCAGCGAGCTGACCATGAACCTCACCGACCAGGTGGTGGCCCGCCAGAACGCCAACATCCTCGGCGTGACACCACTGGTCCGGGTCGAGCCGGTGGCGCTCTCCGACCAGGACGACGCGCGCACCAAGGACCTCCTCGACAGCGCCCGCGCCACGGAGAACTTCATCCACGCCTACAGCCACGAGCAACTGGGCGTCGAACGCAAGATCCCGCTGACTAACCTCCGCACCGTCAAGCTCGGTACGACCGTCATCTACGTCGAGTGGGTGGAGGAGCTGAAGAAGACCAAGCACTACACCGCCGAGCACACCGAGGCCCAGCAGTCCGAGGACCGCGCCGGCCGCCTGGTCTGGAACCTGGTCCCCAACCGCCACGTCATTGTCTGGCCCTACACCATCGAGAACTGGCAGGAGGAGTACGAGGTCGTCGGACACGACATGTACCTCTCGCCGGCTCGCTGGCGGGAGCTGTGCAACCAGTTGGGCATCTCCGACGAGAACCGGGACCTGGCCTTGCGGGTCAACGCCGGGGCCGACGACGAGTTCAAGGAAGAGAACCTGGCCGCCCAAGGCATGGACACCGGCCCGGTCCGGGACCGCCTGAGCGCCGAGGTCGTCATCACGAATCTCTTCTGCTACCGGCCGCTGCCCGGCAGGCACGGCCGGGAGCGGTTCCAGGTGCTCCTCGACCCCAACAACCGCAAGGTCGTCTGGTGCGACGAGAACCGCTGGCACACCTGCAAGCACGGCTACTTCCCGATCCGCTATAAGGCCATCGATGAGTTCGCCTGGGGCATGGGGTTGGGTCACGAGGTCGTCTACCACCAGGCGGCCGACTCGACCTTCCGCAACATCCAGATCGACAACCTCATGGCCCTCTGCTACTACGTCATCGGGATGAAGCCGGACCTGATGCACGAGTTCCTGAACGACCGCCCCAACCCGGGCCAGGTGCTCCCCCTCGACAACCCCAAGGAGGACGTGCAGAGCATCAAGCTCGGCGGCGAGGTCCCCGAGCTGCTGTCGGCGATGACCGACAATCAGAACCGGGCGCGCACCGCCGCCGGCATCCCGCCGGTCCTTTCCGGGATGGGCGACCCCGTGCAGAAGTCGGGCACCGGGTCCGGCGCCACCCAGGCCCTCATCGAGCAGGGCGGCCAGAAGATCGGCGACGTGGACCGGCAGATGCGGCTGGACTACAGCGATCTCTTCCAGTTCACCCTGGAAGCCCTCGCGCAGTGTGCCCCGGACGGGGTGCTCTACCGTTTCGCCCCGGACAAGGACGTGCCGCTGCTGAAGGAGCTGCGCTGGAAGGCCCCCCGAGGCCAGATCGAACGCCTCTTCCGGGTGTCGGCCGTGGCCCCCAACGCCAACACCTCCTACGAGGCGAGGCAGCGTAGCTGGTTGCTGATGTGGCAGTTCTTCAAGGACTTCAACCAGACCGTCCTGCCCCAGGCCATCCAGCTCTTGCAGTCGGAGAATCCCGGGGCGATCCCCCGACTTCAGCGCCAGGCCATCGAGGCAGCCATCTTCATGGTCAAGCGGGTCTGCGAGGACTACCAGATTCCCGGCGCCTTGCAGCAGGTATGGGACTTCCCGGAGCCGTTGCCCCAGGACCAGACCATCGCCAACTACGTCCAGCACATCAACGATTTGCAGCAGCAGCTGCAACAGAAGCAAGCCTCCGACAAGCCGAAGGAGGCCATCTCCATCGACAAGATTCCGCCCCCGGGTATGGCGAACCTGGGCCAGGTGGCGATGCTCCACCAGGCCGGCATCGACTACCCGCCGCCCGATCAGGGCCAGGGCGCCACGCCCGGCGCGCCTCCGGGAATGCCTCCGGGCGCGCCGCAACCCCAACCGTCAGGCGGTCCGTCGCCGGGACCGATGTGATGTGGACTGACTTCATCGAGCACCCCGCCTGGCGGAAGGTCCAGGAGTCCATCGAGAGCCGGCGGGCCTCGCTGGTCGAGCAGGTGATGGACCCGCGGCTCGATCCACTGAAGGCTTCGGCCGCGAAGGGGGCGTATCAGGCCCTGGGCGACGTTCTGACGGGCGTTCTCCGGCAGGCCGAGGCCGAGGTAGCCACCGAGGCCGATACGGGCTCTACGAGCCGCCTGCCGCCCGCCGTGCAGAGCATGGTGCGGGCCAGGGAGAAGCGGCAGGCGACCGCACCCAACTACATGCAGCAGGGACGGCCCATGCGGCCAGGAGCGTGAGATGCTGAAGGGTTTGAGCGAGGGCCGTATCGTCCACTACGTTCTGAGCGAGACGGACCTGCCGCCGTCACAGGCTCGCGCGATAGGGAGGCATCGCCCCGCCATCGTGGTCAACTCCTGGCCCAATTTGGGCCGTGATGATGGCTACAGCAACCTGGTGGTCTTCCTGGACGGCACGAACGACATGGGAACACGAATTATGGAGGTGCCGACGACGCTGTGGGCCACCTCACGAGTCATGTCCTAAGGCAAGGAACCCGGGACCTGGCACTGGCCGGAGAGGGAGGAGTAGATGAATTTCTTCGAGGAGGCCGGGGCGCCGCTCGCGGCGATCCCGGACAATCAGCCCTCGGCGCCGGCCGTGCCGCTGGATGCCGTCCCACCGAGCGGCCTGCCGGAGCCGCGCTCGGTCGAGCCGGGCCACGTTCCAACCTGGGCCGACACCGACAAGGAGCTGCCGCCCTTCTTCGAGGAGCCCTCCATCCCGGGGCTCACCGAGCCGCCGGCCGCCGAGCCGACCCCAGCGCCGGCCGCAGCGGCTGCCCCGCAGCAACCGCCTGCGGCCCCGCCGCAGGCCATCGACCCGAACGCGATGGCGCAGGCCATCGTCAACGGCCTCCTCGGGGCGGCCAACGCCCGGGAGGCCGAGGCCGCGTTCAAGCAGCAGACCAGCACCGCCCTCGCCCTGCCCCCGATGGACCGGGAGCGCATGCTCGTGGACCCGGAGTACTTCGCCAGCTACATGGGCCAGTTCGGGGAGGCGGTCCAGCGCCGCACCCTCGCCATGGTGGCGCCGGCCTTCAATCAGGCGGCGGCCATGGCCCGCATCGGCCCGGCGGTCGTCCAGTCCTCGATCAACACCGCCCGCACCCTCGGCGCCCAGCTCGCCAAGGAGCGCCTGGGCATGGATGCCACCCGCTTCAACGAGCTGGTGCCGGTCGTCCACCGGATGATCGATGAAAACCCGGACCCTGCCCGGAGAATCGAGTTTCTGACCAGCCCGGACGCCTGGGTGGTGGGGGCAGACGCCGCCAGCCGGCTGGCGCAGGGTGGCGTGCCGGTCACCCGCACCGCGCCGCCCCCCGCGCTGAGCGGCGGGGGCGCGGCGCCCTCGAACACCCCGGGCAACTTCCGGGGGAAGACGCAAATGATGGCCCTGGTCGAGCAGCAGCTCGGCCGCAAGCTCTTCGACGCCACCGACGTGGATCGCGTGCGCAGGAACATGGTGCTGGGTGGCACCAAGGAGGCATCCGTTGCCTAGACCGCAGAAGCAGGGCAAGAGCGTGCAGGTGCTGCCGACCGGCGAACGCCCGCGCGACCATTACATCAACGTCCCGGAGCTGCTGCGGGAGCACCTGGCCGCGGACGGCCAAAATCTCATCCCGGACGGCAACGCCAACCTCTACCTGGTGATGAAGGCGGCCCTGGGTCAGCGGCCGGTGCTTGTCTCGGAGCTGCCGGACGGCGTGCGCCAGGCGGTCGTGGACGACGCCCGGAAGGTGGGCTGGCTGGTCAAGGACGACACCTTCCGCTTCGGCGACATGGTGCTCTGCTGCCAGCCCGAGGAGCAGCGGCAGCACAACGAGGACCAGGCGCTCGCTCGCTGGGCCTTCCAGACCGAGGACCAGGCGCTTATCGACTCCCTCAACGACCAGGCCTCTCAGATCCTCGACGAGATGGGGGGCGGCGATCAGGCCCGTACTGTGCGGGCCAACACCATCACCGGCGGCGGCGCCGCAAGCCACGTCCGTGGAGGGGCTCGCATGGGCGAGCTGTACCCGGGCGGGAGGGGATTCTAAGTGGCGAAAACGTACCCCATCGGGCCGCTCAAGGTGTATGTCGAGGACGACCCGGACCTCTCCTTCGCGGAGAGACACTTCGTGGAGGCGGCGAGCCAGACGTTCAACGTCGGCGCGCCGCTCAAGCTCGGCACCAACGGCCTCGCCGAGTGGGTGTCGAACGCCGACGCGGCGATCTTCGCCTGGGCGCTGACCAAGGGCCAGAACAGCACTAGCGTGCCGGCCTACGCCATCTCCAACAACGACCAGGCCATCACCGCCGCGCCCACCATGCTCAAGGGCATCCTCGCCGACCAGGACATCATCATCGAGGGCAACCTCCTGGCGGCCTCGGCCGCCAACTACGTCCTCCTCGCTGCCGATTGGGGGGCCACCAAGGATCTCATCAAGAAGACGGCGCTCTACACTGCTGGCGGCGCCAACCAGGACGGCTGGTACGTGCAGAACACCGCCTCGGCCGCGACGGTGCAGATCCTCTCCTTCGGTTCGATGTTCACCTCTCCCACCACCAACGATTGGGGAGCGATCCCCGGCGACACCAACGCCATTGTCCGGGTGAAGGTCATCCCTGGCAAGTCGGTCTGGTACTAGGAGCCACCCATGGCCGGCCTAACCAGCAGCATCCGCTTTACCGAGTGGCTCACCACCTTCGAGCTGGGCCTGACGAAGGTGTACAAGGACGAGCTGAAGAAGCTCCCCAAGCAGTACAAGCTCTGGTTGCGCGAGGAACGCGCCCAGAGGTTCTTCGACACCGACTGGTCCGTCTCCGGGCTCGGCATCATGCCGGAGAAGGGCATCGGGGCCACGTTCAACACCGACCAGATCTACCAGGGCAACAAGAAGCAGTTCGCCCTGAAGACCTACGGTCTGGCCCTGGTCATCCAGCACGAGGCGTGGAGGTGGGATCTGTACGGCGTCTTCCCCGGCCTCACCAAGTTGCTGGCGAAGACGGCCACCGACCGCTACAACCTGGTGGCCTACTCGCTGTTCCCCAACGCCTTCTCGACCACCGACGCCAACTTCCAGACCTACCAGTCCGAGGCCATCATCAGGCTGGCGCACACTCGGATGGACGGCGGCACCTGGAAGAACCGGCCCACGGTCAACGGCGGCCTCAGCTACGTCATGCTGATGCAGGCCGGCATCGACATCGAGCGGACGGTGGACGAGCGCGGGCGCTTCATCATGCTGTCCCCGAAGCTCCTCATCACCTCCGTCGAGCAGCGGTGGATCGCCAAGGAGATCCTCCAGTCGAAGTACCGTCCCGACAACGCCCAGGAGAACCTCAACCAGGCGCAGGACGTGGTGGGCTCGGTCCACTGTTCGCCCTACATCACCTCGATCCCCCCCTTCTTCGTGTTGTGCGACAAGGAGGACTACAAGATCAAGATGAGCCTGGGCGAGGACCCGGACATGGACACCGAAAAGCGCCCCGGCACCCGGGACCGCCTCTGGTCCAGCTACTGCTCCTTCCGCTTGGAGGTCTACAACAGCTATGGCTGGTGGGGTAGCTCCGGCGACGGGACCACCTCGACGTAAGGAGAAGCCATGGCCGATCCCAACGACGAGATTCACGGCTCTTTCCGGGTCAACGACCTGGCGGCCAGCTACCGGCTGCCGCTCAGCTCGGCGCCGACCGCCAACCAGGTGGTGCAGTTCTGGAAGACGGGCGCCCTCTTCACGCCCAACTGCATCATCGAGATGACCTCGACCGGCGCGCAGCCGGCCTCGGTCAACTCTCAGGCGGTCATCGGGGTCAACCGCGAGCCCCGCACCTTCCAGGCCAATCCCACCTCCGGCGTCTATGGCATCGCCATGCCGGTGGGCTATGGGCGCGTCAGCGTTATCGCGGACGTGCCCATGTCCCAGGGCGCGGCGATCAAGGCCGGCAACAACGGCAACGCCGCTCCCTTCATCACTCCGGCCGGCACGGTCCCCGGTACCCCCATCGCCGGGTCCACCATCGGCACCTCCTCGGCCGGCGGCAACTTCGCCAACCAGCCGCTCAACGACTCGGTGCAGGTGCTGTCGTCCTCGGCGGCCGACACCACGCAGATCGTCACGCTGTACGGCACCACCACGGCCACCAACACCGTCGTCAAGCAGACCGTGGCCTTGAACGGCACGACCGCCGTGATCTCCGCCAAGGTCAATTGGGGCCAGATCCTCGGGGTCCAGCTCTCGGCTCCCTGCGTCGGCACCGTGACCATCCGCAAGACGACCGGCCCGGCCACGATCATCACCCTCGCCACCACCGTGCTCTCGGCCGGCCTCGTCGCGGTCGCCGCGCCGGGCCTGGCCTACAACGGCATTCCGGCCGTCGTGGCCGGCGGTGCCTCGACCAAGCAGTTCGGGGTCATCGGCACCGACGCCACCGGAGCCTTGCAGCTCGACTCCGTACCGCTCAACGGCTCGACCTCGGTGCCGCTCAACAGTTCCTTCCAGACCATCCAGTTCTTGCTGGTCGGGGACAACGCCACGGCCACCACCACCACACTCTCCGTGGGGCCAGCGGACAATGGGAACGCCTACCTCGGGAGGCTCCTGGAAGGCGCAACCGCGGCCGGCCAGCTGGTGGATGCCTTCATGCTTCTCTAGGGGCTGCGCATGATCGTCAATCCAGGAAGCCTGGCCTACGCCACCGAGGGGCCGGCCATCACGCCCACGGACGGCCAGAACAACCTCCGCATGGATGGCGTGTCCTACAAGTACCTGCAAAACCAGTCGAGCACCACCGCCACCGTGAAGATCCGCACCTTCTCGGGATCGGTGGTGCTCGTCATCGTCCCCGGTGAAAGCGCCGCTATCCCTCACAATTCTCTCGGCGTCGAGTCCACCGGCACCACCAACGGCGGCAGCCTCCGCGCCCTGATCTAGATGCCCCTCTTCGGCCGCCCGACCGCAGGAGCGCTGGCCGGTAGCGGCGGGGGCCTCACGAACCCGCTCGCGGCGGGCTCGCTCGGCACCGCCAGCCTACAGCTCGTCGCCGCCGGGGATGGCCTCTGGCAGCCAGCCGCGCACATCGTCGGCCTCCAGGCGAACAGCCTCGAGGTGCTGCGGGCCGAATCCGTCGCCTCCGCGGTCAACTACCTGCGAGTCATCGCCTCGGCCGCGACCACCGCCTTACAGCTCGCGGCGGCGGGCTCTGACACCAACATTGGCATTCAGGTGGTGCCCAAGGGTACCGGCGCGCTGCTGGCACCGGCTGGCAGCGCGCTGAATGCTCTGGGCGTCAAGATTGGCGTTGGCAATGGCGACGGCTTCTGGCAGCGCGCCGGCGGCTATCTCTCCTTCGTGTCGAACGGGCACGAGGGATTCGAGATGAATCCGCTAGGACTCCTGAGTGTCCAGAACACGAACAATAGCCTCTGGACCGGCTTCGGGTTCGCCGCCGCCGGCAACCCAGGCAGCCTCGACTCCATCATAACCAGAGCCGCGGCGGGCGTCTTCTCCTTCGACACCTCGACCGCCGGCAACGCCCTCGCGGTGCTGAAATTCGGCACCGGAGTCTGCCGCGGGCGGACCACGACCACGGCTGCCCCAACGACCACCGAGTATCCCTCTGACAAGGACTGGGGAGTACACAAGAACAGCTCCTCCGGGGTCGTCGTCCTCGCCTACAACGACGGCGGCACCATCAAGAGCGTGCAGCTGAGCTGACCCATGCCCCACCTCGCGGACATGCTGGGTAGCCTCCTCGGCGCGAACCTTAACTCGACCGCCGACCAGGCCATCCCCATCGCGGCGGCCAAGTACGTCATCCGCCGCATCGTCGTCACCAACGCCAGCGGCACCCCGACGCTCGCGGTCGGCGGCATCTACACCGCCGCCAGCAAGGGCGGCTCGGCCGTCGTGGCCGCCACCCAGGCGTTCTCCGGCCTGACTGGCGGCACGGTTTCCCTGGACCTGACCATCGCCGCCGCGGGCATCGGCGTAGCCCTCACGGCCGCGCAGCTCTTTCTCTCCCTGACCACCGCTCAAGGCTCCGCGATGACCGCGGACCTCTATATCTTCGGCGACGCGCTCGCCTAGGAAGGATTCACCGCATGCCCAATCCCGCGAACATGTCTTTCGTCCCGGCCACCGACCCGACCGGTCACAGCCAGCCGTGCGTCGAGGCGGTCTATACCGACCCCGATACCGGCGCCGTGACCCACCCCGGCCACTTCTACTACCAGCACGCTGGCCAGCTGCTGCGCTTCTTCGAGGGCAGCCCGTCGCCGTCCAACACCGCCGGCACCGTCTTCGAACTCGAAGCGACCCCGACGACGCTCACTCTCGCTGCTGGCCGCGTCGTCATCCAGGCCGGCTGATGCCAGCTCTCCGCATCGAGCAGCAGGACGCCCAGGCCATCCTGGACTACCTGACTTGCCGCCCCTGGCGCGAGGTGAACGGCTTCGTGCTGACCCTCACCGGCCTCAAGCCCATCGAGGAGCCGGCGCCCGCTGCCGCGCCTGTGGCGTCGGCAGGGGCGCCCGAAGAGGTGAAGGGTGAGCCGGTCTGATCTCAAGGGGCTGCAACCGGAAGTCTGCGAGCTGTGTGGGCGGGCGGTGCCGCAGGCGCGCCTCTTCATCTCGAACGTCGAGGGCTTGCGGGGCCGGAAGGTGTGCGACCAGCACGAGGGCTTCGCCACGCGGCCCTCCTACAACGACATCAATCGCCTGGGCCGCCGAGTGCCCTATGCCGACGTGCAGCGCCAGCAGCCCATCGGTGGCCCACTGGACCTCTACCTGGGGGACGATGAAACTTTCCCGTAGGGCCTCAGCGGTCGCGGAGGGCGCGCTGGAACACCGCCAGCCGCCTCTTCGTGTCGGCGAGCACCTCGGCATCCTCGGCGCTCAGCGGGTACGACTCAAGGCCGACCACCTGGATTCCGCTCGCGGTCGCGATCACGTAGCGGCCTGGCGTGACATCAACCGCCCCATCGAGAACAGTGATTTTAATGCCCTGAATCATATCACGGTGGTGGTGTAAATGCCAGTCGCCCGGCGCACCTGGCCGCAGATCAAGGCCGAGGTCATCCGTCGCCTGAAGGGCATCGACGCCAGCGGCTTCGACACCCGCGTGGAGCAGTGGATCTACCAGGCCCTCCTGGACCTCTCCACGACCCTCCACCACTTCGAGCTGGACACCGCCACCACCGTGACCCTCTCAACCGCCAGCAACGCCGTCCCACTGCCGGCCGGGACCTTCATCGTGGTGGGAGCGCCGCAGCTCCTGGAACCCGGCACCGGCGCCATCGACGGCCCCCTGCTCTACCAGGACTTCCGCTTCCTCGAATCGAGCTACACCGGCCTCGCCGGCCGCCCCTCGAAGTGGAGCCGCTTCAGCAGCTCCTTCTACACCGACCTCCTGCCGCGGGTGCCCTACACCGTAAACCTCTTCACCTACGTCTACCCGCCGGCCCCCGACTTCTCGGTTGCCTTGTCGGCCGTCTCGCCCCTCGGGCCGGAGACGGACGAGTACGTGATGGCCCGGGCGCTGGCCCTGGCGTGGCCGGAAATCGACCGCCCGGACCTCGGGGCCGAGCAGGACAAGAAGCTCGCCACCTGGGTGCAGAACCAGGTGCGGCCCCCGCTGGCCCAGGTGTTCTTGACAGAAATGAAGGAACAGCTAACGTCTGGTGGCACCTTTGGCGGTGCGCAGGGTTAGAATGGAGCCATGAGCGGACCTGAACTAGACCTTGGCCCCTACCTGCGTGACGCCTGCCAGGGGAAGCCCCTGCCGGCGGATGGTGACTGGACGAAGGAGTACGACCTCGCCGGAGCCCTGAACACCCAGCGCAGCGGCAACATCGACCTGATGGCCGAGGCGTGCAAGCTCCGGGAGTACGAGCGCCAGAAGCTGCCCCTGACCGACTCCAAGGTGAGGCGCTGCATCGAAGGCTGGGACGCCTACTACAAGGCGTCGGCCCGGACCTTCATGGGCGACGAGTTCGGCACCGGAGTGATCTACAGCCTCTGGCACTTCCTCCCCAACCTGGCGGTGGCCGATTGGGCCGCACGGCACTTCCCCGCGAACACGGCCCCGTGGCTCTGGCTGCACCGCTACTGGACGATGGTGCAGCGGCTGCTTTGTCCAGATGGTCGTATTCTGAAGATCGGGCAGCGGGCGGGCGGTCACCCGCCGCTGCCGGGGCTCTTGGAGCTGTTCTACGCCATGGCCGTGGGCGTCCCTGACTTGTCGCAGGAGGTGGCCTGGTGTAAGGCCGCCGGCATCCCGCTGCGGGCCCACGGCGGCCACAGCGCCGCCTGGGAGGAAGATACCGCCGTTGCCCTCAAGCCGGCCCTTCAGAGGAGCATCGCCTGGCAGCTGCCGGACGGGGCCTTCGTCAATCCCTGGGTGGCCGTACCGTTTCACGTGAAACATGCCACGAATGGCGAGGTCTGCGCCTGGATCGAGCGCACGGGCAACCAGAACACCACGGCGGTGCTAGGGGCCACCTGGGACCCCCTCCACGGCGCGCAGTACCTGCCGCCCAACGGGGGCGCCCGCATCCGCCAGAACCACGAGCACGCCGTCTGCGGCCCTGAAGGGGCCTTCCTGGTCTATCAGTCGAACCTCCAAGGGCAACACGCCCTCCCGCTGTCTTCGGCCCTCCTAGCGGCCCCTACGGCCTCGTGGGAGACATTGTGAGGCGTGCCGTGTGGGCAGTGCGTCTTCTGGCCTTGGTAGCCCTCTTGTTCACTGGCTGCTCGAACAATGCTCAGAAGACGTGCAAGAGCGCCTGTGACTCCCGCTACGGCCCCGGCCGTGAGCGGGAAGCGTGCAAGATCGATTGCTATTGGAGCCATCGCTCCCCGTAGGAGGCCGCCATCTCGCTCACTTGGGGTCAGATCTATAATTATTCGCGCATGTCCATCGGCGAGCAGTCCGCCTGGGCTCAGGAGGCGTACGACCACCTGTCCCAGGGGTATCGCCGGGTCTGCGGGCTGAAGGAGGTCGAGGTGCCGGAGCTGTATCG